CCTAAAACTGTTTGACGAGGTGTGATTTTTTCGGGGGCATTTCTGTTTATGGTGGAATCGTCATATATATTGAGGGTTTCGGCGCGATTGTTTACGATGTTGCGGAAATATGTTCGGACTTTGTAGGTTAGAGGGGTGGTTGGCTCGGTGTTTTTTGGTGTGTTGGCTTCTAGATAGCGGCTAATTTCTTTGTTGATTTCCATGTTGATAAGATCCAGTATGTATTGATCGGTGTCATATGTTTCGTTGGATAGATATTTGTATGGTTTGTTTCGCATGAGGGTTTTATAGAGCGATGGGTGAATTGTTTTATATGCGTTGTGGCATTCGTCGCAGCAGAACAGTGCATATTGATAGTGGACGGCCTTGAAGTGTTTGTTGCAGTGGTGGCAGATGAATGTGACAGGTTGGTAGCCTTTGTCTGCTAGGCGGCGATGTATGGGGCCACAATAGAGGCGACCTAGTGGTGTGGTGTTCTCGTAACTGCTTATGGTTGTGTCACAGTATGCGCAGTGGCGTGTGGATGCCGATGATAACTTTTCTTGTTTTTTAAGTTCTTTGATATGTTTGATGTCTTCAGCGGTGTAATTTGTGAGTTTACTGGATCGCAATGTTTTGGTTATTTCCTGATCGGTATGTGTGTCTTCTATATAGGATTCATTGAGTTGTTGAGAGGGCTTTAATCGTGATTCCGCACAATTATCACACATAGTTCCATCGGTGCGGTGCCCCAAAAAGATGCCATTGCATGTTTCACAGATGGTGATGAAACCTTTGAGGGGCTTTCCTGAATTGTTATCGGCTGTTAGTGAGTTGAGATTTTTGATGTAGAAACGGCGATATTCTGGGTGAATGTAGGCTCCCTCAACATTTTTTTGCAAGGCTAGTTCCACAAACTCGGCTTTAGTGTAAAGTGTCATGGTGTAGTTATTTGTTTTGAAGTTATATAAAACTAACACAATAGATTTCGATATAATATGCGTGACATTGTATAGCATGGTTATACATTTAACAAGGATAGACAATGCAATCGAATAACCAGTCATAACAAAACGAAAAGAACAACAAGGAACATGCCTTGAAGTTCTGTTACGTGATGTTAGGTAAGTGTGCACATACAGGTAGGTTGTTATGGTATAAATAGTTATTGTTTACTATTGTCATTGTTTGATTTATGTAATGCACTTTGGATTAAATACCTTCGACGCCGTTGTAATTTGTGGCATTCTTTACAGGTGAATTGTTTGTTGGTTATCATACAGGGATAGTAGGCGGTAGTGGGTAGGGTTTTGTGACATGATTTGCATGTTATGTGGGTGACTGTGGTGGGGTTGTCTGGATCTAGGTGGTGGAGACAGTTTGTAGATGGAGTGTTAGGTGACAATGTTAGGGCTCCTATGGTGTTATCATTGCTGGTATGGTGGAGAAATCTTCAAATTTTGGACATCTGAAGTCGTTGGTAAGGTTGAATTTACATTGGAGGCTGTCTGGGTAGTCGATTGCATTTTTGCACTTTAGGCAGAGGAATTCATGATCATGGGTTATGTAGTCGTTGAGCATTGTAAGGATGATTTCTGCTGTTTTTAAATCGCTTGAGGATCCTGATGTGATTAGTTTTTCTGCTTCGTTGATGTAGTAATCGAAAGTGGATTTTTGAAGTCCTTGTGGATTAAACTTTTCAGTTGGTACGATCATACTTATTATTCCTCATCAATGAAGATGGTGGATACGTTGGAGCACGTGCTTGACTCTGGATGATTACATTTACCGTTGGTTGTTCGGATGTATTGGTTACAGGCACTGGAGTTAGTGATCTGGTAGTATGGACAGGTTTCGCAGGTTGAGTTGTCGTAAACGCGGATTGATCGTGTCATTTTGATGTTGTCCTTTTAGTTTTGTAAGTGGAAAGCAGGGCTTGTGCGAAGCATCTAGTTGTGAGGCTTGCGCTGGCGCCTCATCGTTAGATGAGATGGTGTTTGATTTGGTAGGCGCCGATGGATAGGTAGGCTTTGTCGAGGGCTGCCTGGGCTTTGGTGATGTCAGATAGTAGTTTGTTAAATTCGGTGCTGATGTTTTGAGATGTATAAGTTGCATTCGGTGTTGATGACAAGGCTGCTATGATGTGGTTGTGGTGGGTGATCAGGGGGATGATGCGGGCTTCGATGGCTTGGGAAGTTTCGGTTAGGGTGAGGGCGGTAGTTGGTTGGTTTGGTAGGGTTATGGTTGTCATGGTGCATCAATCTCCAATTTGGAAAGTATGTCATTGATGATAATGAGTTGTTCATCGATTTCTGATGCGGTGAATTTGTCGCCTTCGGTTTCTAGATCTCGTGCAACTTGGAAGAGGTTGCGAGATACACGGGAGAGATCGGTGTAGAGGTCTTGTTCGGTGAATTCGTTGTTAAATGTCATACTAGGGTTTTCCTTTTTAATTTAGTAGTTTAGAGATCTTCACATTCATAGATGATTGTTTCTTGCAATGTGAGGTGTTGGCGTTGTTCTGCTTTACAGTTGACGCATTGATAGACAATGATGTAGTGAGTGTCGTCGATCCATTCAGAGGTCATGTGGTGGACGAAGATGTGATTACATTTTTGTGTCATGGTCGATGGTGCTCCTGTGTATATACTATATTGGCTTTAATTGTAGTTAAATGTTTTGGTGGATAGATTGAGGTGTAATGTTTTGAAATGTGATTTGGGCGCCGGTAATATGCGGGTGTGGTTGAAAATTAGTTTCCAGTAATATATAGGATTTGGTTGTTATTTAGTTTATTTGTGGTTGGTTTTTGAAATGGATGATTTGCGCGGTAATATGTGAAAAATAACTGGAAATTAGTTGTGGTTTGGTAGTTAGAGGAGTTTATGAGGTTTTTGAAATCCGGTGAAAAACGAATAATTTTATAATGATAGTTTTATAATATTATTTATATATTAATAGTTTTATATTCACAATTGTGAATTATTTTATTTTATATAAAAATAGTTTTATAAATATTTATAAAATTAGATATATTTAATTTCGGTACATCCAGAGTCATTGAATCCGAACATGTCAATAGGACTCATTGAATCTTTGGATGATGAAAGCCCGGAATATATTAGGTTATGGTCATCATCATATAAATGAAAGGGATATAATTGTGAACGATGAGATTTAAGTGATTCTAATTGTGATTTTTCACAAAAATATAAGTTTAATGTTTTGTTTTCAAGGTGATCATATGTAATGATAAAAGTATCTTCCTGTTCTTTATCTATTATGTTTAAATCGTGTGGCATAGTTGGGTTTACTCCTGTTTGTTGTGGGAACAGTCGGGTGTTAGGCAGTGGATGATATGAGTTATGGGGATTTGATTGATGTCACGGGTGACTTTGATTATGTGGGAGGTTTTGTTACGTGGGCAATAGATGCATTCAGTGCTAAATTGCGTGTGGTGGATCACTTTTTGATAGAGGTTGTTTTTTAATTGCTTCATAGTGGATATCATTCCTTGAGATTTTTAGAGATGAAATCGGTGTTTAATGCTTGTATGGTTTCTTTTTGGTAGTATACTGACATACGGGTTAGTATGGCTTCTACTCCATAATGTTCTATCATGTCGTTTATTTCAATTGTGCGATCATAGGAAGATATTTGTTCCTCTAGGTTGTTTATAATTTGGTTCATGATGTATATCATTCCTTTAAATTTTTAAAGCATTTGCGAAGCAATCTTTGTTCAGAATTCGAAGCCTGTGCGAAGCACTTAAATACTTTTTGAGGACTGAACCTCTATAACTCACCTTTTTGTTGTGTGGTGATTATAAAAGTAGGTGATCATTATTCGGGACAGGTTGGATCATTGGTGGGCCATGATCGATAATGGCCTTTTGTGTAGGGGACTGTTTGGAGGTAAGTAGAATCTTCGGTTGAAAGTGGGAAGTAACCGATTCTATGTGATTCTGTTTCTAGATAGATCGTTCGATTACCTCCATTGTTCATTGTGAAGGATTCATTACGAGTAAATTTTTTCATTGATTTAATGTTTGTCATGTTTGGAGTTTTCCTTTTTAGAATTAAATTTTTAGGTTGTTTAGTTAAAAGTAAGGGTTACTGGTAGAGAGTTTTATCAATGCTATTGTTAGTGAGATCTGATATTAGGGTTGGATATGAGATTAGATCGTTTTGTTGGATGTATATGGTTATTGTGTGATCGTGATAGAGGTTATGGGTGAGATCTTTGATTATGAGATCAAAGATGAATGTTGTATTATTGTAGTTTTTGGTGAGTTTTATTTGATATGATCGGAATTTCATTTTGATTACCTTTTTAATTGTGTGATGGTTTTGTTAGACCGAAGTATGCAAGGCCTTTGAGGTAGTTGTTGGTATAAAGGTGATCTGTTGTGTAGCCTCCATATGAGTGAAGGGCTTCGATTACTGTTTGTAGGGTTATGTTGGGTGATTCGATGGTTAGTCCATAGCATTTGAGGGCACTTGTGAGGGTTGGTAGGGTTATTGTGTTGAGATCTATGCAGGATTCGGTTATGAGGTATTTACTGCTGGTTGTGTCGTTTATGTCTGTTTCAAGGTTGTGAAGTTCTATAATAGCATAGTCGTTAGGGCCATCTAGTTTATACCATGCACCACCGTATGTTTTAAAGTTTATGTCACCGGTGAGGAAATGGTAACGGTGATCGTTAATTAGGTCGTTAGGGATTGTTTGAAGTTGTTCAATCATGATTGTCACCTGTTAGTTACTTTGTTCAAGTATTTTAGATTCCAATGAGTCTAATTCTTCAATTATATTTCTTTTTATTTGACTATGACAATATAAAAGTCTCTCATAGGAGATTTTTAGATCGGTTATTTGATCTTTTTGACTATTACATATATCTATGGTATATCTGACATAATCTCTTAACTCATTTATGTCATCGATTAGATCGGGATTTTTAAATCCACCTTTGAGGGACAATGGTTTGTTTTTCATAATATGATTCTCCTTTTTTTTTTTTAGTTTTTAAAACTTGTTAAGTTCATCTTTTAAATGTGGGTGAGAACGTAGTAATTTTTCTTTTTGGTATTGAAGTTTCATTTGGGAGCGAAGATCTATGAGGGCTGTGAGATCAGCACGATAGGTGATGAGTTTCATTTGATGTAAGGGGTTTGGTGATGTGCTGTATTTGTTTATGTAGGTTTGCAACCTTTTTATTTCGCTGTTGATGCTTGAAAGAGTTTGTGCTTTGGGATTAGACATATTTGGTTTACTCCTGAACATTGGTTACTTTGTTTTCACTTGAATCGTTATCTTCGGTTTCTTCGATATGACCGCATATGTAGATATCAAGGGGATCGCCTTCACCTGATTCGTACCAGAGGTTATGAGATGATAGGACGGATTCGAGTTCAGACCAGTAGGTTTCATCTGCGTCGGCTTCATCTTCGGTTATGTTTGAATTTGCGAATGGTGTGTAGTATTTTCCTGATGGTGTGAGATCTAGGATGCTGCCGTAATAGACTGATATGTAGGGTTCATCGTAATTGGTGTTATTGTTTATGCAGTCTGGATCATCTTTTGATGCATTGAAGGCTTCGATCATTAATGCTGCGTCTTCTTTTGCTTTTTCAATTACACTTGGACGGAAATCTTGCCAGAAACTTTGGGCGATTTCGTAGAAGTTACAGGATGAGATAGCGGATGAGAGGAGATCGCTATAGAGGGATGATTCAGATGATAAGGGGTTGTTTTTGTCTATGTCATCTTTGATTTGTTCTGATAGTTCATGGATACTGGTGCATTCATTGGTTACTGATGACCAGTAGTTATATGATGATTGATCGTTGGTGAGCCAGAGATTTATATACCATGTTTCGTAATTGGTCCAGCCATTGTAGTTAGTTTCTTCATTGTTGTTTGACATAATGGTTTTGCTCCTGTTTGAGGTTTTTAACAAGTGATCTTAAAGGGATACACTTGAATTTAATCATAGGGGAGTGAGCCCTTGTTAACTACTTTAAAAGTTAATAATTATTGGTTACCAGATTATTGTGGTGTTGGTTTGAAGGTATGTTAAGTGATCGTGATCTTTGGTGTTGTTGAAGGTTATTATTTCGTGTTTATATTGGGATGATGTTTCGTATATGTTGTTTATTTGGGTAAAGGCTTTTAGATCTGTCCATACGGTTGATAGATGAGATGATTTTTTGGCACTGTCTTTTAGGTTGATGCTGATAGTTTCTTGGATGAGGTTTAATTTTTCGAAGCGTTCGCTTGTGTTGTCGGGGTAGGCTTCGATAAATAGTGATTCGGTGTCGCGTCCTGTATACATGGATAAGAGGGTTTTCAGTTGGTAGTGATCGGGATATCCTGATATGTGGATATGGGTGGGTAGGGCTGGATCTATGGTGATCTGTGTTTTTGGTGAATTTCGAATACTTATGCTGCCGGGGAGTTTGTATATGAGGAAATATTCGGTTTTTATTTTATCGTTTGTGGTCCGGTTAATGTGCGATCGGATGATAATTTCGTTTGTTTTTGGGTAGTGGTATAGATCGATATATTCCATGAATTGAAGGTGTTTTTTGAATTCGGTCAGCGATTCCGGTTTGATTATGCTTAAAATTGTCATGGTTTTGTTTACTCCTGTTTAAATTTTAGATGTTTTTAGAATGCTTTTTTGAGAATGGAAAGGATGACAGTAATATAGAGTAATATGTTGTTTAGGATGAAGAGCGCGGTTATGGTTACTTGTTTGTTGGTCATGATGATTGTGATCCCTTGTTTTTATGAGTTATCCTTATCATTGGTTTGTAATTTATCGCGGAGGGAAAGAAAGTGGTTGATGATTGATTCGAGACCTCCGCGAATGACAACGTTGTCACAGGATGCATAAAATTGGTGGTCACTGGCAATGGTGGTTATTTCATCATCAGTTGTGGTGGCGGTGATCTCGTCTGGTGTGTCTACAAACCAGTCGGCTGCATCATAGAGTCCACCGTCATGAGTCCGGATGATGCGATCTTCTTCGATGTCATAGACCAATGAATTGAATCCGTCAGCCGCGTCATCGGTCATGTGACCGTCCTCCCAGTCATTGGAAAAGCCTGCTAGGATGATATCTAGGCGGGGGAGTAGATCGGTGATAGTGTCATGTATGGTTTTTGCATCTACGTTGTCAGGCAGACGGATCAAATCTATCAGGTTGTGATAGACCGCGAAAGATGTACTGCCATCACGGTACTTTGTGATGACATCGGCGGTCTCGTCCTGCCAGTCTAGGGAGAGGTAGATTCCTGCTTGTTGATTATTGTTGTAGGGATCGGTCTCGATCAGATCGGTTGCGTTCTCGTAGTTTTTGCTTATGTTTTTCATGGTCATGGTTTTTTGTGTTCCTGTTTCTCCGCGCAAAGGAGTTTTAAGGCTCGCTTTGCTCTACGGGAATGTTTCAAGATGTTATCGCCTATACAGTCAGTTGCCCAATTGGGACTGGTATAGGCGATAACACTTGTGCTGAGGCATTGGGGATCTTTCGAACGATTAACGCGCCTCACCGCGTTTGTAATCGTCTTCACGTTGTATTAGGCTCTCACCTGATACACTATAATGTCTACTTGTGAGGATATATAGTTGTCGTTAGGGTTGAATATATGGATGAAATCGGGTGGAAATTTGGTAGTGGATTTTTTGAGATTGTTAGGAGCGCTGAAATGATTATCTGGACATTTTGGAGTTATTTTATATGGTGATTGACGATGTGGTATAAGACAATGAACGATATTTTGGAGATAGATTTATATAGGAGTTTTATAGCGGGTCGCTATTAGGTGATGAGCGTGGGTATAGGATTTGTTGTGTTGGAGATTTTAGGTGATTATGGTGATGATATGGAGTTTAGTATTGGGATGTAGTTGTTTTGCACAGGGATGTTCTTTGATGGTTTTCAAAAGTTGCAGGATATTTTGGGTGGTGAGAATGTTCATGGTTTATCATGGTTTATCATGGTTTATCATCAACATGATGATACATGCGCACTTTTGAAACGGGGGATATTTTGGATTTGGATTTATTTTTGTGTATCGTTTGGGTGGATTTTTACCGATGTCTTTATATATGGGAAAGATAGATAGTGTATGTTAATATTTTATTTTTATATCGTTGGGTTTATCTCTTTATTATATTATATATTATAGTTGTGAAATCGCTTAATTTGGGGTTATTTTTTGAAGGTTGAAATTGTATTAAAATGGTTAGATTTGAGATTTGATATTTTTATATAATGCTGATAGGTGTTTTAACCCTCTCTCCTGCCTCAGACTATATATATATCGGTTGATTTTTGAGCCTATATACTTCTCCAAACGATACAAAAATTAAATTCACTATTTTCAGAATTAACCCCTACTGACAATTTCAAAACATTAGACCTTTCCGTATTTTTTTTTTGTTCTGAAAAAATTTAAGCATTTTTAAGCCATGCGCACCAAAACCATTTAGAATTTGAGGTTATTTTTTTTTGTGTGCTATATCACACTTCGCTGGATACCAAATAAATAATCAGAGATCAAATCTTCCGATTTTATTTAAACTTCAATTTGGCCTTCTTTTTCAAACCGTTCGACTTCGACAATTGTCGAATTTTTCCTATATATTTGAAGAAAATCTATATAGATCACAATATGGATCTATATATTTTGTAAAGGAAACTTTACATTCTATATAGATCGGTGTGATAACTATATAGATCCATATTGTGATCTATATAGATAAATTTGAGCACAATAATCACTTTATTTGTAGGGGTTGGTATGAGCGGATGGATAGGTGACCGGGTGCTATATCGTGCTTATGTGATTGTTTTAGAGTTTTATATGTTTTGATAGATAAAACTAGAAGGGTTTTGGCATACGAATAGTGGTGATCGTGTTACGTGGTGTTAAAGCGCACACATTTTTAGATTGCGCGTCTAGCAGGTAGTTTTATATATGTGGAGTTTTTGTTCACACTGTGAATGGATAAGTTTATATAGGGATTTTATGTGCGCGGATGACCAGGTTGATCAGTTAGTTTTATATACTATGTGGAGGATCATTTAGATAGATTTATATATGAAGTGAAACGATAATTTATGCGCGGGATGAGTTAGTTTTATATATGTGGAGGATTATTTTGCCGGGTTAATAGGAGGATTTATATAGGAGATTGTGGAAGTTGTGGAGGAATAAAAATTATAAGCCTATAGGGCCGGACCTGCCACAAGCACCTTGTTATCTATCACTTCACCATTTTTCAACTTTACCCTAACGATACCCACTCAACATATTTGATACCCACTCATAAAAAATTTATAAAAATCTCACCAATTTAACCCTAACGACACACAACATGGTCAAGCAAAAAATTATAAACTTACCTTATCGCTATTACCCAAACGACTAAACTCCACCCTGCAAACTAAACACAAAATCCCTAATCTTCTCAACAATTTCCTTACCATCACTTCGATTATCACATCTCACAGTAATTTCAAAATCTGGATACACACTATCATCATAGTTTCTCTTATACTCTTCGACACACACATAAATACCATCGTCGTCCCCATTATATTCATATGTATCTACTCTCCTGTGTCCAACTTTTCCAGATTTACTATCCTTAATGTCCTCACAACGTTCTTCAATCAACTCTAATTTAAACTTTCCCATACAATATAATTACACCCACATATTATAAAATACCAACACATTACCACCATACATATATACTCCTAACACCAACCTAACCAGTTATGTTACACCGACGATGTGAACACTGTCACACCATATTCGCCACCCAACCCAACGAAATCCGCCGTTATCGCGCCATCTTCTGTTCCAAGTATTGCGCAGGCCCCAATAACAGCCTACTCCACACCTCCAAATATAAACGAACATGCACCACCTGTCAAAAACCCTTCGCCACCCTACAAAAAGATCAACTCTATTGTTGTCTCGAATGCGAACCAGGCGGTTACACCGAATGATCCTTAACCGTTCATTCATTTTATAAAAGGTAAACGCCAACACACCACTATGGATCCAATAACCATACTAACCTTCATAATCGGAGCCCTCGTAGCCGCAATCCCAATTGCCTACAACTACAGCAAAAAACTAGCCCTGGCGCTCGCCTACATCCAAATGGTGCTTAACGTCATCAACAAAATTCTCCAAGGAAACCTCGATCACGTTTGGACCGACGCCGAGTACGCCGAAGTCGGCAAAGCAGTTGTACCAATCGCACTAAAAATCAACGATGATCTGGGCGTCAACGCAGAAATCAAAAGTTAGGAGATTCACATGTCAGGAGATTCCATCTCCCAACACCCTACGGTAAATAACAACTAATCTTCTATTAAAAAATCTCTTTTTATTCTATCAATCGCAAACTTAAACTCTTCTTCCAACATCTCCCTAGTGAACAATGGATTAACTTCACATGTAGACATCTTAATAACATTACCAGGAAGCGAATACATCAAACTAGTATCATCACTCACCGCCGGTGTTCCTATCAACACAACTTTAACATCCCCACCATAATTACATTTTATAATCTCACTACAAAATAAACTCTTCCTAGCGACAGACTTAAAATGCAAAAGATCTGGTTCATCAACAATAACAACATCATACCCCTCATCCATGTTCAAAAAACTTTCACCAGATCTAAACTTAACACTCGCGTCACAAACTTCCTGCATACATTTAGTAGCATAATAATTTACCTTTAAATCCTTAACAAAACAACATCCACTTGCAACGTCAAACAAATCCACATACACATTAAATAAAGTTCTCGCCATATCTAACGTAGAAGTAACATATACTACATTTTTATCCATCTTTAAATATTCATTTGTTAACCACATAGCCATTGTAGTTTTACCACTGCGAAACCCAAGACGAACAACACTACTATATTTATATGCCAAAACCTTATCTACAATCTCTTGCTGCTTCGGCCAAAGTTTAAATACCATGGATACATCTATGTTGCCAAACTATATAAAACTATCGCACGCCAATAAACCTTTCAATGCCTACCAAATCAACTAGATTTTCAAAACAGAGCCCACAACGCACAGAATCAACCTCATAACAAAACAAACAAAGGACAAGGTTTCCCTCGCCCTTCTTTTGTCTTGTCACTAATGGGCACATACAGGTGGTCATTACCAACATATTAACCTTGTGTTACTATCGCGGATCCATACACTACTAACCTTGTAACATATAGTTTTATATAACTTAAACACAACATCTATGTTGTATGAACTTCAAATTTGCAGGCATTTCTACTACCGATGTAGATGCTCCAGTTGAAAAAATCACCACCACGACCACCGAACTTGTTGGAAACTCCAATGGAAAACTCTTTGTCGCTATCACCGATCTAGATCCAAATGTCCCCAACGTGATTGGCCTCATCTTCAATGGTGACATCGTAAAAGTTCGCAAGAATGAAACTTACATGGGCACTAACACCGAACAGACCAAGGCCAAAGGCTACAAACTCTATGCTTTCGATGTTCCAATGCGATATATCCATGAAGTCCCAAAGCCAGCAACCTACACCATCCAGTTCGTAGGCGGCGTTATGACCAATGAACGATTCACGGAAGAGATCAAGTCTCCTGTATACACCCTTGAAATCATCAGTGATGAACCCCGTGTTGGCGACTACGTGCCCGATTGATCGGCGTTCAAATCTCACCCTCTATTTTAATCGCCAAACCCTGTAGCCTATCACCGTTACCCAAACGACACTTCTAAATACTTACAGGTGTCAATACTGTTATGGATCTAATACTAGTCCCAGTAGTCATACTGTTGATAATTATCTTCCTGATCGTTCTATCAGATCACGGTTTCGCAGGATTCCTAATCTTCTTAACCATATGTGCACTAATAGTGATATTCGTCATCATATCGCCGTTCTTTGTCATAGTATCTAGTAATCAACTTGGTAGCCTTAATCATCAACAACTAAATCCAGGCATACACATTAAAAGTCCATTCGACAATGCCCGAGTCTTCACACCGAATATCCCCCTTGGTTATGCAAATGTAGGTGAAGGACTACAACTTGGTGGTGGGAAACTCCTTAATCATAGATTCACTGCTACAACAAGTGATAGCCACATAGCAACATGTAGTCCCAATGGATTTGATTACATAATAGATCCATCGGTTTACATTAAACACTTCAATGGTAACCAAAGCGAAGTCAACAACTACATTGACGCATGGTATCAAAAATACACCAGAGAAGTTGCCAAACACTACACAGGATTAGACTTCGCCATGTACACCAACAAACAACTAGACAACGATCTAACTGCAGTAGCCAACACCAAATTTTGGTCAGATAACCAATTCATGAAAGTATCACCAAACAATGTAATTCCCAATCCTATAATGGTGACATATGCTTGTTACGATAAAGATGTTCAAGATCAAGTCAATAACATTAAATTCCCTGGAATGGCTGAAGCATGGGCATCAGCAATCAATACAAACAGCGTGATAGATAACAGTAAACATTACAATAGTAACAACAATAATAACAACGATTACACATCAATTGTTGATTACACCTCAAATATTGATTATGATGACAAAACATCTGAAGTACGAAAATCAATGGAAGAAACGTCGAAAATAGAACCAACTCAATATTCATATAAAACTACTGCTGATTATGACAAATTCATAATAGATAATAATTATGGCACTCCTGTAGATCCTAATTTAAAAGCAGCAGTTTATAGTTATGATAAAAATGGAAATGAGATAATTACATATTATGCAGCAAATGATCCTGCATATCAAAAATTAATTGATGATGATTTCTATAAAAACGATCCACGTTGGATACCACAACCATTAAGTTTCTACCAGTAATTACATGCGCACTAGTGTTTTCAACCCCACCAACAATATATCCACACCCTTTTATTACGCTAGTTTTATATACTATTAAATGCAACTCTATATTACACCAGTGTGATTTGAATGCTTCAAATTAACCTTTTGAACACCGATCTCACTAGTTAGGAATTAGTATCATGTCACTACCAGAAGCATCAGTTGTAAGAATCGCAAAGTCCGTAACCGCCGAAAAGACCCGAATTGGTGACGAAGCAAAGAAAGTTCTCGTTGCAAAGACTGAAGACTACATCACCGATGTAACCAGAAAGGCTGAAGCCGCTGCACTTCATCGTGGAGCAGTCACCATCAGCGCCGATGATGTAAACTTTGTAACCAGTAATTAAAGCGTATAGTTTTATCATCTGCGCATTAATCACCCTGTTACGTGTTCACACTAAAAATGTAATGGGAATCAACCCATTAACATTCTAGTAATCTATTCTAGTAACTTTTATATAATATAACATTATTATATATTAGTATGCGATTTGAACATCCCGAAGTAGTAGACTTTTTTAAGAAACACAATCTAAAATTGGTAAGAACTGGTCGTGATCCACGAGATGGAGAAGATCTTGTTTCAATTACGACGCCAACTAATGAATTTGAAGACATTTCCGTATTCAATTTCAGACTAACTGATACTTGTAAAATTCGTAAAGATATAGATGAAGTTCTTTTACATTGGATAAAAGGAAAGTATATATACAATGATTATATTCCATCTTACATTTACAATCAGATGTCATCAAAATATCCATTTATTCCAAAACCAGATCCAGAACTAACTAAAAATATGGAAACATATATCATAAAATTCTTAATTTCAAATTATAATTTAACTGAAACGAAGAGCCTAGACAATTACCCAATGCAGAAATTTAGATTCGCTGAAGACATCTTTGAAATAAATCCAGAGAACGTTGTTAAAAATCTAATCGAAACCATCAACAACACACTAGTATTCAAACCAGATCCACATATATTCACTGGTGAAGCAATACCAATGATACAATCAGACAACGCAGGTAGATTTGTAATAACTCTCTACCTAGAAGCAACACTAAAACCAACATCATAACTTTTTTACCTAAACGACAACTTCATATCTATATAAAACTAAATATATAGTTATGAAACAATTCGTTGCCACACTTGATACCATAGCCAACAGTAATAAAAAGGCCACCAAGCAATCAACCCTACTAGAATACCTACGCACACTTAACGCCGAAGATCGAATCGTCGTTTGTCGTATACTTCTCAACGAAAAAATAACCGGTGTTGGCACTCAACTTTTCAAGAAATTCCGCAATAACCAAGCCACACTGGACTTCACACCCATAACCCTACAGGAATTATGGAATAGTATAACGGCGTTGAATAAATCACCGATCCACAATACCGAGGTAATCAGTAGGTTGATGAGTCGATGCACACCATTAATGAAAACATACCTAGTCAAAATCATGCTTAATAACCTATCAATTGGTATGAGCGACAACCTTGTCCTAGATGTAATAGGTCAACTCACCAACAACCCAGAAATCCGCACACATTACTTCACCTGTAATGACATCGAACTAATCCTACGCAACAATTACCATGGCATCAAACCATTCCAGACCATCAGACCAATGCTTGCCAAGGCCAAATTACAAATAGAGGGTGATACGATGTCCGAATTGAAAATGGATGGTTTTAGAGCGTTATTTCATCTAAACAATGGCGAATGGCGATTATATAGTAGACGCTGTGAAGACATCAGCGATAAAATACCTTACATCGGTGAACAACTCCATGAATTGTGTAAACATGCCAATGCAACGATAACAAGTATCATCCTAGACATGGAACTTATTACCGATTCAATGCGTGGTCAGGACGCAATGAATCTTTCAAATAATCTTCATCCAGTTATATTCGATATTCTATATATAAATGAGGTATCGGTAATTGATTGTCCATATTATATGCGTCGTGAAGAATTAGAAGTATTATTCCCAGAAGAAATGTTGTCCAAGAAGTTCACAGATCCAGAAGTGGCCTTTGAATATGCAATGACCAATGGCTACGAAGGCATAATCACCAAAGGTTTGAACGATCCATATTATCCACACGAGCGTAAATGGCTCAAAGTAAAACGCAATGTCGATACAATCGATCTCGCCATTACTGGCTACACCTTTGGCACTGGCAAACGCGAGGGAAAGATAGGCGCACTCATCTGTAGCATTTGGTTTGAAGGCAACCTCACTGAATTTTGTAAATGTGGGAGCGGCCTTAACGACTACGATCTAGAAATGTTCACCAAATTATTATCCAATGACATCATTGAAACATCATCTGAATGTGTAATAGTAAATCCAAAGCATTGCGTAGAAATCGAATTTTTCGAAGTTAGCGACAGCCCAAGTTACAAAACGGGTAAATCTGCGAGATTTCCTATTTATAAGCAATTACGCAGTGATAAAAATATTAGTGATGTTACTAGATTTGAAGATCTAGATATTTAAATCTTCAAATTCTTACTACAACTTTCCTTGTTTTCGATATAATCAATTGCGCTAGTAGAAAGTCTGAAAACTTTATATGAAAGTTGTTTATGCTTATTCAAACTTTTAATAACACCAATTTCAATAAGTCTATGATGAACTTTCAAATTGTATTCACTGTTAACTTCATTAATTTTATGATACTTGTATTCTTTTGCCCAACTAAATCATACAAGTCCTTTATTTCGGACCAATAATATTGAGCAACACCTGTATCAATGGTGACTTTACAATGTCTAACATAACTACATCGTTTCAATATACATTCTTTACAAACGTGGCGAATTCCACCATCACTTCTCACATAAAATTCACTATCATCTAAAAGTTGACCACATTTAAAACATTCACGCATACATAATTATATGTCGTGCAGATTTATAAAAGTTGCAGGTGGGGATCCAACTTTTCGACGGGTAGGATCTCCCCGCAGTAGGTAATAACTAAAATCCCATTATAAGTCAGTCGAACGCCAATTCAAAATGACATATTATTGTATAATATTACTAATATATAAATTTATTGATATAGTAACTGTTATATATTATTAAATACATTTTATAGTTATGGATAAAGAAAAATTCCAAAAGAGTATTTCCGAACGCATGGAGTTTGCAAAAGTTATAGATTTAGTATTTGATTCTGAAAACAATGGCGTTAAATACACCGCGCTAGTAGATAAAAATCTATCAGAAGATGAAGTAATTAGTTCTGCATCTAAAATTATCGCACACAACCTTGATAATGTAATTATACGAAATCTCGCTGCAATTGCAGGTGAACGCGATGTTACAACTTCATGGAAAGATAACAACAGTGACATTTATCGGGAGTCAAAAACTCAACTACCTCAACAACGCTAATAGCGCACTTGTAATAGATGGAAAAGCCCTAACAGTTAAATTGTCACCATTTAAATTCATTGAAAATGTAGAAGGTAGTGATGATAAAAACGGAGTGAGTGTAAATGTTGATGTTGTTATAACCTCTAATCACTCTGTATATAAATTAAATGGGATAAGTAATTAAACATTATCTTCTGGTAGATCAAAAGCCAGTCCACAATTTGGATTTTGACAAATCCCATACTTACCCTTTTTAAACAGTTCATCCACGTAACAAACTTCTACATCATCACTGTAACATTCTGGGCACAGCCCCTCTCTATTAAACACCAGATCACTTGTATCTAACTCGATTTGTGGCACAACTTTACTCTGCATCCACATTTGCAATATCATATAACCAACAGTTAATATAACTCCAATCGCAATCAAACACTCTAATATCATAACTACATATGAACTTTTACCATACTAATAATGTATGATACTTAATGTTAATACAAAACAATAAATATTAATGAAACATATTATATATCATGGAATATCTACTAGATAGTAACGACATTATTAAACGCATATTAAAATCATTGAATTTTATAGACGCATGTGAAGTTTATACAAATTGTGAAGATAATTTTGAAAAAGATCTAAAATTTTGTTATAAGATTAATAAGGATGCATTAATTGACAATGCTTCATGGCTAACTGAATCAGATTTTTATGAAAACCTTGTTAAATTAATAGCAAATTCCTTTGCAAATGAAATTGATAATTCAATATTATTTAGTCTGGGAAAATTTACATCATCTACATCCGAAGCACAATTAAAATGGAATGATGAAGATTGTAAAATAGCAGAAGATGTAAAGAAAGGGATCGATATATCTTATAATTTCAATAGATGGTATGTATATTATCCAACAAAACTATATGCATATATAAGATCGCCACGACTGATAAATAAAACTTCAGTGAGACTTATCAAGAGTGATGAACCAGGAATAACTTGGGTTGGTTGTATACCATTGAATCGTGCAGAATGTAGTTTTATCATAAGAGACAAACCACTAAAATTATATATTTCAAATTGTAATTTAGAAGATGATATAGAAACAATTTCAATACACATACGCATAGAACCATCATTTAAACACATAAAATTTGAAAATGGAGAATTTACCACTTACAATGATCCATTTATCCATAAAATAACTGGTGTATGCTAACACCAAATATAACTCTTTTATTTAACTATTACCCAAAATATTATATAGATTAAACACCAACATCCTCGCATGGTTTTTATTCAAACCTTCGAATATACTGATACTTTTCAAAAGAAATCCACCAACTTCGTATCACTGGAAGGTGTCTTAACTTACAAATGCTACGAAACCGAAGAATCCACTTACACGTTTGTCATTACCCAAGGTGAAATGGAAATTTACTTGTTCACTGCCCCAACTAAAGCACAGGGCATCATCTCCTTCCGTAATATGCTCACTTACCACAAAAATAACGATCCATTCGATGTTGTTGATGTTACCACCTTTATGATTCCAGATACCCAGAAAGATGACATGGATCTAGAGGAGGTTCAAGATCTGATGTTCAATGTTCTAGAGCATTTCGGATACGGTAACCTTGTTGAAGTCTACAAAGATCGCGTGGAAGAGATGATCGATGAACAGTATGGTGATACAATCGATGATGGAACACCCGTTATATTACAGGTGAATGTAAGTAAAGGTGATGATGTAAAACCTTTACCTATCGTAATGACCCAGTCACTTGATTTAAATAAAGTAAACAATGCAAAATTGATGCACTATCATTAATGGTGGACTTTCCATCGTTATCAACACCAACAAAACTAAAAAGGTAAACCCTAATATGGATAAAGAACTGTGCCCGATTTGTAGAAGTGGTCCCATCGGTTTTAAATTTACCAGGGATTTTCACACCAAACCCAACGTAACACTTGAAGATTTAGCCCGGCATTTCGACATGGACAAGGAAGATGTCATAGAACACATCAATCACCACGAAATGCAGATAATGACCAAGAATGTCAATGGTATCGACAAAACAGTCATATCATCGCCTGATTTCTATCTCAATGAATTTGGCTTCATGTATGGCACTCTCAAAGATCTCCTACAGGAAGTCATCGATCAACGTGATGCAGATGGCAACGTAGATAGCATACTCATCGATCAAATCACCAAATTAACCAAGGAAATGAACAATTCACTTACAAAACTCGGTGAATTCCAAGGCAGACTCAAGAACGCTGGTGATTCCGAAACGAAAATCCTGCAAGTCGAAGGAAACCTCAATATCATCACTGATATTTTGAGTGGTGGATGTCTATGCGATAAATGTCAACCACGTGTCATGAAGAAATTGGATAGCGTGATGCACCTACTCAAATAATTCTCAATGTTTATATAAAGTAAACATTCTTTTTTCCTAAATGAAATTTGACTCTGTTGCTGAAAGTATTGAATTTTCAAAGGAAGTCAATAAATGCAGAAACGATCCTGTTTATTTTATAAAAGAAGTTTTAGGATTTAAAACTCTATACCCGGCACAAGAAAAAATTGTTAGAGATTTCTATCGACACAAGTATAGTGATCAAAATCAAGAATACAAGAAGTTAGTGCTTCGAATTGGTCAGCGCGCTGGGAAGACCTTACTTGCTTCATCCATGGCATGTTTCGAGTTTTTTGAGTTAATATCACTTGAAAACCCAGCAGAACATTACGGATTAGTAAGTATACAGCCAATCGTAGTGAGTTGTGTGGCTGCTGGAGCAGATCAGGCTAGAGATGGTATATATAGATTAGCATCTGGGTTCTTAAAAGAATCTGAATTTATCAATAAGTATTGGACTTTAAAATATAAAGAAGATCGAATAGAATGTGAAGAAAAAAACGTCTTTATGCAGGTCCGTGCTGCCAACGCAGCCACCGCGGCCGGTTATACGGCAAAAGCGGCATTTTTTGACGAGATTGACCTTTTTCAAAAGACAGATTCCAAGATGGGAAGTGACATGATATATTCAAAATTTGTCAATTCCACAAAAACTCTTGGTCGAAACGGCAAAGTAGTAGCAATTTCATCGGTTCAATATACAGATGGTCTAATTAATAAATTATACTATGATGGACTTGAAGAAATGACTCCAGAAAAAGGAGAATTAACCCTTGCTGTTTCATTTAAGACATGGGAAGTCAACCCTTCACCAGAAGTATCAGAAGAAGTTCTTCGTGAAGAATACAAATATAAGATGGATATCTTCTACCGTGACTTTGCTAATCAGCCAGAAGTAAGTGGTGGACTGATGTTTCCAGGAGGAGTTAGACTCACTCCAATGATCAATGTATTTGAACGAGATGAATTACCAGATGATTATAACCACATCCACCACGTAATGGCAATAGATCCTGCATATCGTAATGATAGTTTTGGTATTGCGGTTGGTTATAGAGTAGGAGAACACATAATAATTGATGGAGTTAAGCGATTTGAAAAAATAGCATCAAACGAAGCGTTTATTAAACCATCTGATATAAGAAATTACATTTTAGAATGGATCAATAAACTACATGTTCAAGCATTTATATTTGATACTGATATGTATTTAGAAACACTTGAAGAAGTAAAAAATCACGGTATAGAACTTGTTAAACATGTAGCAGGTATCGATGCATATTCCCAATGGCTTGAACTTAACGATGGAATAGGCCCATATCAACTCGATGTTGTTCACGACGAATTGCTACTTCGAGAAGCAAGACAATTAGTCAAGAAACAGACCGCGACTGGAAAAATAAAGCCGGATCATCCTTGGAATGGAAGCAAGGACGTTAGCGACTGTGTAGCAAATTGTATCTGGTATTTGACAAGTCATGAAACCGGAGCAACTTACAAACCAGTCATCATGATGCGAAGGTTCTGATCACCACAAATATATAAATCACCACCTATTTTTAACTCACTCAAAATTCCAACACGTGTTTTATATATTGTAAATCTCACACCCAATCCTTACATATGTCAAACATAACCCAAGGCATTGCTGAACTCATCTGTATGGCCAACGGCGAACGATATGAAAACCTCACAACCCAAGATCGCCAACGCATCGAAACATACGCCGAATCCATACTCACCTACGTCAAATCTCACCGTTCATAATCACCGCCATGTAATTTTATCAAATGTAAATTATAAAAGGTACCCGTATAATGTCAAAAAAGTCCAATTACAATCCTCGTTCCATAACGTCGCGAAAACACCATTTTAGCGCACCTTATGGCAGCAAAAGTTCCAAACAATCCAGTGCTGACTTCATCAACCCCGCAATAGCAGGTAGTCTAGCCGCCCAATACAGCCAAAGCAACTTCGTGAATTTCGTTGAAAGCATCAGCGATATGACGCGATACAACCGTGATGAACTTCTAGAACACCTCTACGTAATGGAACCCGAAATCGCCACTAGCATCGATGCCAGCAGCCTGATGGTTCGCAAAGCCTTCAAGTGCTTCAGCCTCGTCAATGACAGCGAAATGGACAACATGCCAAATAGCCTGTATGTTGATGATGACACCACAATAACATTCAACAAGGCCAAGAAAGCCCTCGCATCTGAAATGGTCGATGTTGCTAACAAATTGGGTACTGAACTTTACATCAGCGATATGCTCGAAGCGTGGGCCAGCATCCTCCAAATCCACGGCAACTTATTCCTATGGATACGATCAAACCTCTCCATAACAGTCCTACCCAATGATCGCGTCACAATCATCGATCACCCGGATCGCATACACAACCCCGCGATGAACCAAATTGGTTATGACAACCTAATCACCGAAGCCAACTACCTCGTGCTCGATGAGCAACTTCCAAGCCAAAAAATCCTCTCTAAAGATGAATTCGTCATCATTCGATTACGAGACACACCCATATACGTGGAAGATTGCAAGGGTCGCAACACCTATGGAATCTACGCAGTTTCGCCACTTCGTCGCGCCGTAATCCCCGTATGGTATCGTCGTGTATTAATGGCCAACGATGCAATGTGGCGATATAAAGCAATGCCCAAACTAGACTGCAGCATCCAAGGAGAATCCTTCTCAACCGGTCAATATGTAGGCACACCCGAAGTTCGTATGCAAAAAGCGGTGTCAGACGCAACCAACACTGTGGAAATGCAGAAATCAGCCCTCGAAAACACCGCACCCGATGCCGCGTTCGTCCACCTTGACACCACAACCCTGCAATATGTCGAACCCAAAAATGCCAACTTCGTCCAGGCCAACGAACTCCTCGATCAAACTACCGAGAGCATCTTCAGCGCCATAAACATGCCCGTTTCAATCATTAAGGGCCAATCCACCTCAAATTACGCGGGTGAACTCGCCATCTATAGTTACGCTTCACTCAAGATCGAACAAATGACCACCAAACTATCACGTGTCATACTCAAAGTCATCAAAGAACGTCTATCCCTAATAAACTCGCAATATCCAGTCGAATGGCTCGAATGCACAATTAGTTACGACATGTCCAGCAACACTATCGACAATCACAAAAACGCCATCATGAAGAAAGAACTCGGTGAATGCACTAGCGCAGAAATACGTGCAGAAATTGGCCTCAAACCACTTACCGAAGAACAGCGAAAAGACATTGTCAAACCAACTCCACTCCAATCTAAATCAATGGATCAGGCAATGGCCCGCGAAAGCCTTGGTAGTGACAAAGGTGAAACTGATGGTATATCAACCAACTCTACTACTAAATCACCAAAATATCCAACAACTCGTCATAGCGCCAACACCCAACCAACCGATGTTGGTGATGCAGCAGCCCGCGAACCATTAAAAAGAATAAATCAAGGATAAAATTTAAAATGATGCAATATCTCCAGGTGTCACATCTGGAAGATCATCTCTAAACTTTTTAGATTTAACTCTATCCTTCATTCTTTGTTTATTAAATTCTTTTTCTACCTTGTCAAGTGCTTCCATTTGTGCAATTATTTCAATTGGTTTGTCAATCAACTTACAGAACCCAGTGCACCAATGACACGCAACATCACCCCAACATGGATGATGACAATCTTTACTAGATTCAGATAAACGGCATTCAGGCTCCCATGCCTCACACTTATCCTTTACGCATTCAAATATATCACTACCTTTCGATATAATTGGACAAATCATAACAATACATATGATGTAATATTATAAAACAATACCTACCAAAAGACCCGAACTTACAATTCAAGCGATTTAAAAACAGCAGAACCATCATAACAAAACAACAAGAAAAGAAGATTCCCCTTTTCCGTTCGTCTTGCTACTTGGGTCAACATACAGGTGGTCCTTCACACTATATAAAGTTATTGTATATACTATTAATTCTATGCGCCGATCCATTAGATTTATAAAAGGTAAATCTTGAATATCCTTCGCATAATGTCCCAAATAAAGGATATTGACACATATACCATTGAAAGTCCAATTCTAGAAGTTGGAACTTTCACCGATTCTAAAGGTGAGAAAGTCACTTTAGACGAAGATGTGTTGTCAGAAATATATCACAACATCAAGGATACTACACCAGGAAAAGCGATACATGATGGTAAACCTATTGCTGAAGTTAAAAAATATATATTGAGTAGTGATGGCAAAAAGATCATACAGAAGTCACTCATAACCGATCCTAAAACTTTCAAGGAACAGCAGAAAAATGGATTCAAATACATTTCTCCGGAAATTCAACTTGATAGCGTGAATGGTCGTGTTGTTGGTGCTACATATGATGGATGGGCTTTAAGCAATAACCCAGGTATGATCAAAACACCCTACACAACCAGCATTCACCATTTCGATGCCCCCGAAGGAACTACACCACCAACCCCCACTGATTCTTGGGCAGATTCCTTCAGTGAAATTACCAAGAAAATCGACAATCTCAATGAATCAATTAACAAAATTAACCAAACTAACATCGATAAAACTAAACAGGAAACTCCAATTATGACACCAGTTACAACCCCAGAACCAATTACTCCAACTGTACAGCCTACGATTAGTATGACTCCAGAAGAACTTCAGAACCTCATTAAAGGTGCTGTAGCAGAAGCCGTTAAGGGTGTTACCCCGGAAGTCACCCCTGAAGTCACCACGGAAGTTAAAGCACCAATTACTGAATCTCCCACTAGTAGTGTTCCACCTGAACTTGCTGAAAAGTTAGCAAAACTTGAAGCCGAGCATTCTAAACTTCTAAAACGTCAGCGCGATGAAAGATTTGCTGAACTCACTAAACTTGGTATTGCAGAACCCAAGAAACTGGTTGATGACTCCATGTCCATGGAAACTCAACTCATGATGCTTGACAAATATAAAGAGGCTTTCGCGATTAAGACTCCTATGTCAGCACCAATCACCGATGTATCAAGTGTAGGTGGATCTACCGCAGATAAAAATTATGTTGATATTTCTAGTGCTCTTGCGGCAGTAGGAATCAATAGTCCCAATAACGAAGTTCATCGCAGGATGATGGAAGATCTCACCAAGGAACAATTTGGAATTTTCGCTCCATTATTCGATGAATCTGGAAAATACATTGGAAACTAGAATTTACACTTCTATTATTTTTATATAATCATATACTCTGTAATCACCACTAACTTAAATAAAGGTAAATATATAAAACTTAAAACCAAGGTGAAATTAGATGATCATCAATGATTTTTCCGATATAGGCCAGATCACCAACACTTCTGTGAATGGTGGCAGGCTACAGGATAAAAATACAAATATGAGTTACAGGACTCCATATCAGTTTAAATTTGAAGGGATTCTTGTAAATCTTGCAATTTCCAGCACCTATGATGCTGCAGCAGTTCCAACCAAGCGCGTTGCAATTCCAGCAACCAGCGGATCACAAGCCAAGGGTTACGCATTTGTCAATACTTACAAACAGCATCCACTTCCAGGTGCAACCGATGAACTCTTCCCACTAACTGCAAATTGTGGTGAAACAGATGGACAGGGCATTGCATATGCTGGATCTATTGCAAATTGGACTTCTTTAAGTTTTGCACCACTCAATGCATCTGAACTTATCGGTGTTCCTGTTAAAGCAGGTGTTGTATTTAACGCTGGTGACGAAATCGCCGCATTCGATGGTGGATTTGCAACCAAAGCAATCTCTGGTTACTACATCATTGGATATGCAGAATACCCAGTTGACAATTCTGCTGGTGCAAACGGTGCAAAGTTCGTTGCAATGAAGCCAGAATTTGTTCAAGTTAAGAAAGCATGAGGTGAAATAAAATGGTAGACACTTATTCATTAGGTATTCAGAACAGTGAAATTCAAAATGCACTGAAGGCTGGATCGACCGCCATATCTCGTTTAGTTGATATCAATACATTTCGTAAGATGGAATTTATCGACGCAGTTAATATGCGAACTACTGAAAATATTGATGTTCACATGTTCTGTCAGGATGATGAACTTGCTCCACTATTCGAGATTGGGGAAGGTACCACCGGTGCTTACAGCCGTCCAACTCAATATGAGAAAGTTATTCACCTTACCAAGTATCGTTGTGGTGTAGAAATTACCGATGAGTCCAAGATTCGACTAGATCGTGCAGTACAACTCACCAATTCCATTAAGAGCGCATCCAAGACTTTTGCATGGAATCGAGATCTAGAAATCCTACGAACATTCCTCACCAGTTACGGTGTATCTGCAACTGCAGGAGCAAAGTGGAACACTTCAGCAGCAGATCCAGCAGGTGACCTTGGCAATCTCATTGATGCAGCATTTACTAAGGATATTGCAAAGATCTCTGAAGACGATATCAACAACATGGTTGTGTATTACCCAGCAAAACTATATTCCCAGATTCGTCAGCCAGCAAAACTCTTCGAAGCGTCACAGGCAAATGTCCTTGTAACCAGATCACAGGTCAACACTACTGATTTCCAGTGGGCAGGAGATAACTTTGGTATCACATGGGTAGGTTCACAGAAACTCAATTATGTTGGAAAGACTGTCTGTGTCATTAAATCCGATGAAACTGCAGATCATTACACCTACAGTGGTTCTGAAGTTCCTGAAGTAGAACAGGGTCGTGATGCACGAGAAGGAACTGATTACTTGATTAACACTCGTTACTTCGGTACCATGGTTTATCCAAACTCCAAGAATCAGAAGAACAACAACGATCGTATCATGGTTCTCAACACTGTTTGTGATCCACTTACCATGGGCAACCAGTAAACAATATAATATTCACTTATATTATATTATATTTTATAAACTAATTTAGCACATTTTAGTATAAATTAGTAACAAATTCATATGACACGAAACTCTCCATCATTTGTTTTTTATAAAGACAACTTACACATGTTGTTATGATTGATGTATCCACTTTGATACCTAAACTTTACCATAGTCTCAATGAAATAGGTATCGATCGATATGACACAAAACTTGCATACAATGATCTCAATGAAGCCTATGAAATCATTAAAATGATAGGCGATACCCTCGATGTTGACGTAGACATTGCATATAAACCTACCTCATTATCACGATGTATCTTAACTTATGCAAAGTATCTTGGATATCGTAACTACACTAGATTGGCCGAACAACAAATGGATGGTGGACCATCAACCAATCAAATTCAAGTTGTATATGATACTGCTGAATGTCAACGATGTCTAACCTATTTATTTGGTGTTCAATTTGATGAAACTTTATTACCAAAAGTGCTCACTGAAGAACATAAACCCATATTACTTGCTATCGGCCCAAGCATTGTTGATAGCCCAAGACCCAGATACACTGGCACAAATAGACTTAACAATCAAATATAAAATAATTCCACATACTATTTTTAAATTGTAAACGCCGATCTAATTTGTATGGCATTTTTAAATCCAGCAGCGATTAAATTAACACCAATAAATTCAAATACGCGCATATTTAATTTAGTAGTTAATCCCAGTATATTTCATAGCAAACCAAGCACTAACAAAGGCATCAATTCCTTACAAATTAGTAAGGGCACCTACTTCTATATGTCAAAAAATTACCGTATTGATAATGCGCGTCAAGCCCAAATCAATGTAGCAAATAAAATGGCCCGTGACATCCAAGCCTTAATACTAGTAGAAGTTAAATATCTTCAAAAATTTTGGTATAACACCGTCAATAAGTATTTTAATCGTCGGGTAGCAGCATACAGTGCATGGATAAATGGAAGTTGGGTTGGTTACAATCGTTTAAAACATAGAAAACCACATCCATCGAATAAACCTTCATCAAAATATAATACAACCCGACAACATACTGGTCAACTTCGCAGATCCCTTAAACAAGGATCTGTAACTCCATTCGGTGCAATGTTATATGTGGCACGAGTATATGCTAAAACTAATAATAGAGATTATGTTGAAATATTAATACGTGGAGCCAAAGCAGGACCACGTGCATATGTTCCTAAACTTGATTTCAGAGTCAAACACGGTAAATGGAAAGGAATACCAAAAACTAGATGGGCGGCATGGCAACGAGTTTTTGTTCTAGAAATCAGAAAAGCCGAACAACGCTTAAACAAAAAGATAGATGCATATATTCTCAATATGGGCATACTCAACAAATCGGAACTTGCAGCAGTGCGCGCGGGAAGAACTGGTAGTCCAAAATATACCAAGGAAATTGAACAAACCGAGGCAAATTGGTTAAAAGAATTCAACGGAAAAGGATACAAAGCCCGCGAAGAAGTTATAAAAGCATACGCTGAAGAATCATTATGGCATGGTGAAAAAGGTCCAAAAGCGAGATTTATTCGTAGCGTACGATAATTTAACGCGAAAATAACTAGTTGTCATATGACTTTGTAAACGTGAAGTAAAAAACCAATGATGTGGGAGTAACACCACTGGGAAAAACCTCCACGTTTACAAAACAACAAGGTGACAGCCGTGTTGTGTGACTATTCATGACTCATTAGATGCTAGGAAACACCTTTGTCAACGATACTTACCCGCCCTTTCTCGGGTTGAAAGCGTTAATGGAGTGTCAACCATGAAATATCGTCAAGGTATTCGCTGTAAGATCTCCACGAATCTTACACTACCATATTAGCGTTGTAGATATATAAAACTAACGATCATACAAGTTGAAACATCGCACTTAAAAGTAACGCCAACACTTCTTACACACCATCACCATATCATTGGGATCCTTATCTTTAACTTCACTGATATTGCATCGTTTCATCACCCTTTCACACCCACAATAAGGACATCGCACCTTCATGAATTAATATTATGTTTCACTATATATAAAGTAAACGTCACCCAACTAATATGGTTAGGAGAGTTGTTAGACGCGACGATTGCAAAGTCATAGTTGAGAATACTTTAAGGGAACTTGGCTATGATGTAAATGCTGATATTACCAATGTTTTGAATGCCAAGGAATGCGTGGTGTATTATAGTGGCATACCACTGGATCTTGAATCCCAGATGAGTTATGATGTGAACGTTGAAATTACTATACATTTGAATCTGGATAATCAAAATGAATTACCATATGTCGTAGGTGAAATCCTTGCCAATGTAACTGAAGCAGTAGAAATAAGTGAAGTTCCTTGGTGTACTGGATTTAGATTTACCAGCGTGCAGCCAGAGATGCCAGGAAGTTTAACTACATTGGATATGATTGCTGTCTATGAAATTGAATTGGATTGGACTACAGATATTGGTATTGAACCATTCGCATAACATACTATATATTTAAACTTTTTTCACACCAACACAATAGATCACTCATTATTTATATGGTAAAATTTAAAAATAGCCCTTGCTATTTCCTAACGCGCGGAGGAATAAATACACATGGTACAAAGACAGTTAGCGGTCACAACTGACCCAAAAGCGTACGACGAAACTGAAGTCAATAATTATAATATTGCCAAGGGGTATGATCTAGCAAACGATTACATTAAATACCAGTCTGATGGTGGTGCAACCCCAACTCCGGCATTTAAAACACTTCGTATGCTTTCTCATGATGAATCAACCAAGCGTGATGTTATTCTTGAAGAAGCTACTGATCAGGCAGCACCCGCATCTATATATGGTGGTGTTGATAACCTAACCGGTAATTTCAATGGAGCATTTAGAGGTTGGGACTTCCACGAATCCGGGCTGCTCATGGGAATCATGGGTTATCAGACTCCGGTAGCATACGCAAGACCTGGTGGAACTGGTGGAACTTCAAATGGATATGCATATGAATTATCTGTAGTTCCAGCAACCCTTGCACTTAAAATCGTAGATAATAATGCTAAATCTACTGCAGGTGTAGGTTCCACTCGCGTTTATCGAGGAGTAGGTATATCATCTGCCGAAATTTCACTTCAGGCAAAAGCGTTTGCCCAGATCAACTGCGCATGGGTAGCCCGAAGAGTTGAAGTTTTCCCAACTGGATATAACTCTACCAACGAACCCGCTGGAGATCCAGCAATGTTCTACAACGCGGTTCTTAAATGGACTCCAGAAGGTGGAAGTGTAGCAGCATTCAAATGTCAACAGTTCAGCATCAATCTTTCCCGGCCAATCGATACCGACGATTATCTCATCGGATCTGAATTCCTTGCAAATCTCATCTACAACGGTATCACCGACCTTGGTGGTAACATTACTCTATCTGCAGCCGACTACGATAAGATTTCCAACACTATGACCGGTTCAGTATCATCCAGCGTATACACTCTCGATCAGGGACGGCTTGAATACTTTGGTGCAGTTTCAGGATCTTCAACTACAGTCCTTGGTAATCAGATTCCAAGTGGACAACTTGAAATTCTCCTGCACAGTGCCAACGGTGACAAAGTTGTTACATATATTCTTGCAAACAAGTGTAAACTTACCGAAGCAAATGCAAGCGCACAGGGACTTCAGAAATTCAACAAGACTATCACTTGGAAAGCACAGATCAATAACACCGATAAATTCAAAATCGCCGTATTCGATCCAGCAAACAACGCCGCATGAGTATATGGTATGTAAAGGATATAGAATCCTATACTTCACCAACTCATAACTTTTTTAATCATTATATTACCATTAACTTGTATTATATAAAGTAAATCATACAAATTCCTTTAATATGGCAGTCAGAGGAATTTCAATATCAGCAGATGGTAGTTCATATATACATTTACCAATTACTGATACACAACACCAAATTCAACGTAATTTGATCTCTGAAAAATCGCTAAATATTGCCGGTGAACCAAAGATAGTGGGCGGGCCTTTTGCATGTTCGGGATCATTTTCTGCTGCATATCGTCCAGCAATTTTTACAGATCTTATAGAACATGGTCTGTTAGGCAAAACTGGAGGAGGAGTATCAAATGATTTCACCCTGTACAAGAAATTAGCCACCACCGATGAATATGGCCAAGGACTTATATTTGGAAGCATAGGATTGAATTCTTGTGAAATATCAATGAAGGCTGGAGAATTTGCAAAATGTAATTTCAATTGGGTAGGAACTGACGTTGTTGCAACAACCTCTGTAACTGTCACCGCAAGTCCATCATATGATGATCCAATTCCAGTATTTTATAATGCAGTGATTGGTGGCTATAAAGTAACAGGAGTAACATTAAAGATTTCACGACCTTTATCAGCAGATGATTATGTAATTGGTAGTGAATATACACAAAGTATCATACAAAGTGATCAACTTACCATTGAAGGTTCATTTGAACTTGCAGCAAAAGATGCAAGTAACTTACTTGGTAGAGTAGCATATACTGGAGATACCACAGGAACTTATCCACCGGCAGTATTAGCATCCAATAAAAATACTGCATCATTAGGTTCACTTGTAATTGTATTTAATGATCCAGATGGAATTTCACCAGCAATACAAACAATAACTTTAGACGATTTGTGGTTATCTGATGGATCTGGGAGCGCAAGTGGTCGTCAACGATATCAAAGAACAGTAAATTTCAAATGCACCTCATCAAGCACCACAGGAATTACATTTTCATAACTTTCCCATTTATAAATAGACAAATCACCATTCACTCACTTTATAAGTAGTAAACTTTTGACAAGGTGATGATGACCGCAGCGAAGAAAGAAATAGCAAACGAAAGTAGTATGGTGAAGGTTACTGATCTAGAAGTTCCAAAGGGTGAAATTTGGGTTCGTAATAAAGATAGTGAAATCTTCAAAATGAAAGTTCCAATGGGCTCACTAGGTTGGAAACATTTCAGAATTCTCATGGAAGTTGAAAATGTGCGAAGTGAATGTCCACGAGAAGGAATTTTCATCCCTGAAACTGAACCCATCATCGAAAAAGGTAAGCCAGTTCTCGATGCTAACGGTGAACCAAAACTCAAGAACAAACTTGACGCAAATGGAAAACCCATCATGGTGCCACTACTCGATGAAAATGGCATTCAACTTGAACGTGTTCTAGAAACTCCAAGACTCAAAGAAGTCGTCCTTCTATCAATGGATAAATGGGTTGAACAGATCCTTCCAAACATTCTTATTGAACCAAGTTCTTTCGATGAAATTCCATGGGGTGATATCTACTCGTTGTTTAGTGCAGTTTCGTCAAACTCATCGATAGACAACAGTGACTTTCGAAATACTAACGAATGATGAATTATACCAAGGCATAATAGACGATCCAGATGAATATATTTACCGAGAAGAACAAACCAAAAAACTTCTCGGTATATTGTGTTGGCATAAAGGATGCTTCGCCCACGAAATCTTTGAAGATCCTGAATGGACCAATCACATCCTATTCAACTTGTCAGTTGCAAAAGCATTCTATCATCAATACATAAATGATATAAAAGGCAGAGGCCCAGCCTAGCCCCACAACCTTTTATATAATTCACCTTGTTATATACAACAGCAAATTATATATAACATTAGAAACAACCTGTATGTGCACAACCTAACTAATAACACAGGAAACAAGATCCGATCCAGATCCATTCCTTTGTTGTTTGTTATGGCATTGAGGTGTTTACCTTGATGATTTATATCTGTGCATTTGCTCTCAACATCAACACGACTATCAGCGCGAAACCCGATGATTTTGGCCGGTGGTCGAAGTTGCATGACGGTTGAATGCCAGTCGTAATTAGAGTTTACATTTCTATTTTAAAGATATACACGAAATATATCATATTATATATGGTAAAACCACACTAATCTAGTATGGACGTTATTTCAATTGGAAAAGACTATACTTCTGAAATGGGTGGCAGATACGCTGCAACTCTCGCAGATGTTGGTATTGTTCAGCCAAATTCCCTACTAGTTATCAATAGCGAGGATCGACAGTTTGTTGCAAATGTAATCGGTGTGGCAAACATCGCGGGATCTACCATTGCTTACATCGGCAACAATGTTGGAGTCATCGAACAACTTACCATGGGCATTGGGCGACTTGTAACTGCAAATGCTCCTGGAAGAGATGTCATCACCGCCGCTGAAAATTACAACTATGGTCCAGTAACCGTGACACAGACTAACACACGACAGTCTAAAACAGCAGTACCAGAAACTCCAACAACTGAATAATCACCACCAAACTCTATTTTTAAAACGCTACCATTACTGTCTAATTGACAATCCAAGGCTAAAACAGGCGCACATACCTAGCCATAACAAAACAACAAAGAAAACCAGAACGAGTCTAGGCTTTCTGTATTGCTTCGTTACTGATGTGCACATACAGGTGGATCTTGACACTATATAAAACTAGTGATCACATTACTAACATACAACTTCTGTTATAAATAGTAAACGCCGACATCCTAGTAATGTCCGCAAAAAAAGGCATACAATATTTGATGGATATGTTTGAATCAGGTGAATTCAGCATACCTGAACTTTCGAATATTGTTATCAATAATCAAAATCCAAATAAGCCAAATGTAAGTGGGATTGAAGAAGCCACGCGAATGGTAAGTAAGATTGTTGAAGGTGTAAAGCCAATTGCAAGTAATAACATCACGCAGAATATATCAGCACAAATTTCATCAGCCGCCCAGTATGGTCATGGATATGATGCAAGAAGTTTAGCAAAACAAGCCGAAGATAAAAGGATTGCTGATCTAAAGTATAAAGCAGAACGAGCCAAAAAAGTCTATAAGAATCAGCATATGGTTCCCAAGGGAGTAACTCATGATAATAGGTTAGATACCGATCCTCTATATGTGAATCTGGCTAAAAAGTTCAAGGCAATAGGAGATCCAGTTCCACCACAAGGTATCAGGAATAATGCCCGATATATGAGTTACACTGGACAAATTGATCCACGTAGACATATACAGTTGGCTAATGGTGGATTATTGAATCGTGTGAATATCAAGACAAATTCATATGGTAATAGTTATAATCTTGGAAAAGTGTTGTCTCGTGGAGGAATTGAATATCTAATTGATAATTATAGAGGAAACAAAACATTACAGATTACCAAGGGTAAAGATGCTGAACGAGTCAATGAAGTTGCTGAACTATTTAATAAAATTATTGTAAATAATCTGGCAAATCAATATGATCCAAATATTCACAGTAAACCTGCTGTATTGGGATTTGGTGAACACTTTGACAAATTTATGGGAAATATGCCAGAACATTGGCAACGAGCATTAAGTGTTATCACAAAGAACAAACCAATACTTTTTACTCATGACGATTATTTAAATAGACCCCCAACTGTTCGTGGGTATTGGGATCCAATGGGAAGTTCTATATTTACAAGACTAACTAAAGATCCAGAACAAATTCAACGAACGTTGATGCACGAAATGGCACACGCATTTTATGCAAAGTCATCAATGGGTTCACAGCGACAGATTCAGCGTGCATTGAGAAGCCAGGGACTTAAACTTGACAATAATGACTATTGGAAAAAACCAACTGAAGTTTTAGCACGAGCCATTGGATATCGCGGTGCATATGCACGCGGCGGAATTGCTAATTTCATGAATGGGGGGTTGGATTCTGATGAAAGACGAATTCGTGCAGATCAAGTTATATTTGAAAAATTCCTTGAACAAAAATATATAGATACTGAAAAACAGATAAGAATATTACGTGGTGGAACTGGATCTGGGAAAGGACAATACTTTGTTGATGAAAGTCGGGAAGATATTGCACGAATGTATGCAGATGGTATAGGTAAAGGCTTATATGAAGTTAAATTACCAATTGAAATGTTAGATAAATTAAAAGATTGGAGAATTTCAACAACTATACCAAATGCTAGTGGAATTTTAAAAGTTCCAACTGAAATTGCTAAAATGGCAAGACCAGTTCCAAGATCATCTATAAAAATTAATAAAAGCAAATTTGTTAATGGTGGACGAATTGAAGGTTATGCGGAAGGCACTAATGGGCCAGTAAAGGTTCCTTATGGTGAAGTTCTAAAGAACTATGCAAATGATCTTACATTGGCAGGAATACCCCTTGACGAGATTGCCAAGCGATATTCCACTGCACATTTTACAATGCATGGAAAAGTCGGTGATGTTAGTGAACTAGTTAAGCAGTCATTAGCACCACATGTTACTGGTAGTCAGGAACTTTCTAAAAACTTCAATACAAGCAAAAATAGCATTGTATCGAATCTGGTTAAGAACTTGGCGTTGAGTGGTCACACTGCTGATATGAAGCAATTACTTGATAGTCATGGAATTGATCCAGCACAACAGGAGATGTATATCAAGGAAGGTTATGCACAACGCAGCACTGTTGCATATAATAACTTCATTAAGAAGGTTCAATCATTTGGTAATGACGGTGACGCACGTGATAAATTCCTTAAATCTATAAAAAGAGTTCAGACACGTAATCCAATATTTGGTGAAATTTCAGGAGATCCAACTACTGGAAATACCGTGGCACGACATGTTCGCAACTTATTAAAATCAAACGAAGTTGGTCTCATGGAACTTGGAATTCCCAGATCAACATTGAGAAATTATGATGCTCAAGTTGGTCCACAAGTCAAAGTCAATACCAAACAACCAAAATCAATTCCAAGTGTAAATAAAACTTTATCAGGAATATTTGGTAAAGTTAAAGCATTAGATAATTTTACTCGTGTTGGTAAGAATCTCCCACAATTCAGTATGCAGCGATTATTGAAGAGTGTGAAGGCTCCTAAAGTAACACCGGGTATTAATTCATTGCCAAATTTAAACTTCATGGGGAATTCAAGATCTAGTCACCGATATGGATTGCTTGACAAGTTGAAATCTCATCGTAATGACATTATGAGTATGGGGCTTCAGGGTGCTGGAATTGCAGGGTTCATAGGTCTTGGAACTCAATTGATGTCAACAATCCCGACGCCATTTAATGAAGGTGGATTTGCAAATGGTGGTCCAATGACAAGAAAAGATGCATTGAATTATTGGACTGGGCCGGGGTATGGTAATATTTCAAGTTATATGATTAATCCAAGAAAATTTAAAAATATTCAAGGTATTAATCCTAGTGAAATTGAAGAAATTGAAAGTGTTATTGAGCGATTAAATTTTGAAACAAGAAACCCATTAAATGATCCATTTTCTGTATTATTTACTGGACTATCTGAAGACAAATCTAAAAATATATTTAAACAGTTTAATAAAAAAGGATTTGGGATTTTACCAAGTTTTACATCAATGACCCCACGTGAAGACATAGCAAGTGAATTCGCAGAAAATGGAAATATATTACAAATAATTAATCCCGGTGATTTGCTTGGAACCAGAATTGATCCAAAAGAATCATTACAACCAATTGCAGAATATGAACGATTAATTCAATCAAAATTAAAGATTGCTCCAGTCGGTGGATCATTTGAAAGAAAAATAGCAGATGATTTGTTTAATATTCACCCAGTAAGAGCATTTGCAAATGGTGGGGATTTACTACGAAACTTACATACTGTAAAGAATGAAGGTAGCGTTGGTAAGTTGTTATCTGGGAATGCTCTAGAGTCAAGTATCAATAAGCACATTAGTGAATCAGATCTATATAACAAATTCTTGTTTTATGCACCAAGATTACCAACTAGCACATTAAATTGGAAGATGAAGAGCCTTGGTGCTAATGATGAACAATTAAGTCGGTTCATGGGAATGCAGGGTCGTGTTGTTGCAAATAGTTTTACCAAGGATCCAAAAGGCTTTAGATACTTCGCTGATGGTGGACAATTTGGCAATGTCATGGATCTAGTGGTGAAGCGTGCTGCTGGTGGTAAAGGTGGCATACCCGCTTATTTGTCTAATGATGAATTGAAGTTGTCGGCTGGTTACATGAAGCAGCATGGAGTAAACCCAAAGCAACTTGATAAACTTCGTGCATTTACTCTAGGTGATGCCAAACTCGATAACAGGGAACTTGCATCACTTGGTAATTTACCAACATTTAATTCCAGTGGTATCAGTGAGATTCATGCGCCGGGTGGTCCACGTGACGACAAAGGATTTGGATATCTTGAACCCGGTAGTTACATATTGCCATTTAATACGAGGAAAGCCCTTGAAAGTGGTGGGCTGTTAAATAAGGTTTCATCGACTTTTAATACAGTGCCTGCTTTTAAGGATGGCGGACTTCTTGGTTTTGCTTTTGGTGGAGATCCAGAATCAGAACGCCAAAGAAGATTGAGTGGGCTAGCAACTATTGGTATGCAACAAGCAGTCAACAATCCATACTTTAGTGGATTGATGATGCTCAATCAGGGTATCATGGATGGTGCACAATACAATCCAAAACGTGGTGTTAAACTTCCAAGTGCCACAATGATGCAACCGATCAAGGAAACTTACCAGCCGGGAATGGAACTCCCACAATTCATGAATCAGGTTATTCAGCATCCAAATTTCTTGAATGCGGTGGAGCAAAATGCCCGTAGAGGTGGTAATGTTCAGAAGGATCCAGAGGTGCTGGCTTCATCAATGGAAAAGGCAGTTGGAAGGTTGATTGAAGAAGTTAGAAGGGGTTTGATTCAAGGTGAGTATAAGTTTAAAAATCCAGTGCAGGAAAGTAGAGTCGAAGCAAATAAGCGACGTGATGGTGATCTTTCGAAATTTACTAATGAACGATACGATACAGTAGGTTATGCAGTTTCAACTGATAGCCATGATTTTATGTCATCAAGGATATATCCAGTTCAAAAAGCAAGTTGGACTGATATAAAAGATCCAAGATTTAAACAAACTGATTTATTTGGAAATATTATTCAAGGGCCACAGAAGTTACCTGAAGTATCTGCTGTAAGTAACTCATTTGCAAGTTCATTGAATCCACTTCAGATGACCATGGATCACTTTACTGCATTTGGGACTTCCACAGTAAGCCTTGGAAAGCAAATGGAAGGACTTGACGCAGTTGTTTCTAAAAGTGCTGAAGAAATTTCAATGCTCGTTAAGAACTTGTCCGGACTTGACAAAGGACTGGCTTCGCTTATTCACACTACTACAAATGGACAACAATTAGGAACAACCATTAATAGGATATTTGGACAAGGTAGAGATGGCTTTGGTAAAAATGCAGATCCGTTTACTGCACTCAAACAACATGGTGCAAATACCCCAATTAACATTAATCCATCTAAAGATGTAATGTTTGGAAGTACTAATCCATATCAACAGAAATCATTCAGTGAACTGGAACTCGGTGTTTATCGTGGGGAAATGGGTTACAATCGTAATGGAGTCAGTAATGACAATGTTCTAGGTATTCCATTTGCTCCAAATAATCAACAATTAACTCCAGTGGGTGGAATGTTACCAAAGGGCATTGCTCGCAAGATTAATGAAAATAAATATTTACAAGGAATGGGTGGTATATTTGACAAAATTGGTGATATAGTTGATAATATTCACACTCGCAAAGAAGTAGAAGGAACAGTGCATGGAACTGTTAACACAATTGTTGGTGGAAGATATTCAACTGGTGCAGAACGTGATACTCTACGTGAAAACAAAAAGAATTTCAGTGAAATTGAAGAAGCAATAACAAGCCATATCAGTAATATTTCCAATGGAGTTATAAGAGAAAAAGAAGCACGTTCTATGGTTACCTTCACTCCAAAAACCGCATATGATGGTAACATGGAAATCGCTGGTGCTGATATTACTGCACGAGCGGGCCAGTCTGAACTTGCTAAAATGGGAATGAAAACTCATGATCAGTTTAAAGTTCAAATTGAACAAATTGCAAGTTTGACTAGTGCTTTTGGTAAAGATTACCAGAGCAAACTTCAAAATATACTTGATGTTTCAGGCACACAAGGAACTTTACGTGAACAACTAGATCAGAGATTCGGGAAGGCTGATACTTCCAGAATGTTTACTGTTGGTAGCACTGGAAGTCTCAATGAATTATCAGCAAATGATCAACGTCGAATCACCAGTGCTGGATTTAATCCCAACGATGTAATGAAAGAACAAAGCAACTTACTGAATGGTGTTGTTTCTAGTAATTCCAAGATGACTGGAATCTTTGATACAGCCACACAAAAAGTTACTAAATTGGGTATTGAACAGTCCAAACTTAATAAGGCTGCTGGAATGTTTGGTGAGATTTCTTGGAAAGCAGCATCTATCAGTATGGCCAGTATGGGAGTTTACTTCTCCATACAAGGACTTGTAATGTCCATAGAAGGTGGACTTACCAAGATCATTCAACCATTAACTGATGTCGAAGGTTTATTCAAGAATATTGGAATGTCCAATGCCTTTGGAGTTGGTGCAAATCGAGCAGACAAAGTAATGGAAAAGATGGGTGTTAGTTCACAGGACATGCTCGATGCTTGGAAGAACATCACTGCAATGCAAGGTACAATCACCACGATGTTCGCTTCACTTGGAGCCAAAGTTTTCGGTAGTAATGACTTTGGTGATAAAATTATGAAGCAAGTTCAAGGATTGTTCGATGAATTGTCAACTCCAGAAAGTGTTGGTGCAATACAAGATTTACTACAATCAATTGCAACTGCAGTGCCAGAAATTATCAGCGCAGTGAAGGCAATGGTCAATATCATGAAAGTTGTGGCTGACAATCCATGGCTTATTCAAATGGGTGCCCAACTCTTGATGATTTCATTGTTGATTCAGCCATTGACCGCTGGATTCAGCGCATTATTCACTGTAGGTGCGGGATTCCTTAAGATCGGTGCATATATCAATGCGATGTCAAAAGCAATATTAATAGCAACTGTTGCAACTGATGGTTTAGCATTGTCAATGGGTGCACTATTATTAGATCTTGCTATAGTATTAGTTGCTTGGGAAGCCATTGGTCGCGCAATAGATCACGTATTTAAGACTGATATTCCAACACCAACTAAAATGATAGGAGGGTTCATTGATAGATTAACAGGAAACAATACTGGTGGTTTTGCAAATGGCACTGATTACTTGAATGGTCCCGGAACATCAACTAGTGATTCAATACCAGCGATGTTGTCTCGTGGTGAACGAGTCATACCAGCCGATCTAAACAAGAAGAATTTCGCTGCATATGAAGCATTAGAACGTGGAAACAAATTCAAAGATGGGGTTGACAGCATACAAACTCTACCCTCGATGTATAACAACACCAGTTCCACAGTATATAGATCCGATGCTTCATATAATACCTCGCAGTTAGCAACACCCCTAACAGACAGTGCTGGTTTCAATCAAACCACCAGTAAAGTGCTCAAGAATGCAGCAACTCCAAATGCAATTCGTGTGGAGGTTACTAATTGGGATGGATCTGGCAGTGGTGGTGCTTTAAATGGTTCTGAACCTAGTGCAATGGAAATGGGATTACCAACTCTTGGTGGATTTAGTAGTGGTGTTAGCCCAATTGAAGTTATTCGTAAAGCAATTGATGCTGTAACAAGAAAACCAAAAACTGGTGGAGAAGATGATCCTAACAAGAAACCAACTAATGACGATCCAACAAAGCGTGGTTTCTTTGATGAAATCACACGTAAGTTATTTGGTGAAGAGCCTCCAGTAAAAAGAACCAGTGGAGAAGATGATCCAGTTAAGAAAACTAGAACTGAACGAATTAAAGAAGCATTTGATGAAGCAATGAGACGCTTGTTTGGCGAAGAACGAGTAGGTAAGTTAAAGGAAGTTTTCAATAAATTCAAGGATGCATTTGATAATACATTGAAAGATACTGGTAGCGATATATCAAGATCTGCAAAGATTAGTAAGGCATTTGAAGGAATTAAAAATACATTTAACAAGGGATCTTTGTCAACTGTAAATGTATATGACAACCCAGATGCATATAATGAAGATGGAACTTTAAAAGATGCGTATACAAATACTAAATCACAAAGATTTAATTTCAAGTTACCAGAATTGAATGGGAAAACTGGATTAGCAGCAGCAACTTTAAAGGGATCTATTACTGAAGCACCAAAGGCTGGAAATGCTGATATTTTGATGGCACTTACTGGATTTGCACAAGGTCCAGAAGAAGCAAAGGCCGCACTTGCAAATATTGTTGGGATGGGTGCAATTTTCGGTGGTGTAACTGGCGGTCTTGGTCGTGTTGCTGAAAAAGGTTCCACTGAAGCCAGAAGAAAATTCGCAGGAAAGGCATTAAGTGGGATCACTAAATTTGCAGGAGCCGCAGACGAAGCAGCACTCCCACTTGCTGTTATTGAAGCAATAGATGTATTTAATGCAGCAGAACAAGGAAAGAAACTTCCAAATTCACCAATATCATTTTTAACGGGTGATGCTGGTAACTACTTTGGAAGTGTGGGAGTTGAAAATAAATCTCAAGAAGATTTAAAGAATTATAAAGGAGTTACCAGTGCAATAACTCAACTTATGCCTGGAATGTTTGGAGACATGTTCAGGTTATTGAGGTCTAGTGATGTTCCAAGACAGGCACTATCCAATGTTACATCTGATTATGTAACTAAACCACTCAACCAGTTTGGAGAAAACAACATACAGGTTGAGAATAAAAGTTTAATAGATAATTTATATGATCCAGCAAACATTGGCAAGATGATCCTCCGAACAATTACCGATGTTCCTGACTTTATAAATAGAACACAGGGAAGTTCTGCTGCAAATCAATCTGCTGGTTTATTTATTGGAGTGGAAGGATTTGTAAAATCATTACCAAGCATACTTAACACTGTAAAGGAATTAGGTAAACAAACATTATCATTGTTTACTCAACGACCAATTGATACGGTAAGTGCAGCAACTATGTCAATTACCGATGTTGGGCAATCATCTAATAGTAACATTGCTCGTAGTGGACAGATCCTGAAAGGTGATACAGCACAAACTCAAGCAATTAATGCTTACAACAAACAAACTACAGCAACTTTAAAGTTAACAAGAGCAATGGATGATAATGCAAGATCCATTGCTGACTATAACAACAAGTTAAACACAAGTTCACTTCAATTTGTTGCAGGGAAGGAAACCACCAATGAAACAACCTTTGGAAATACATATGCAATGTCTTCTTTCAATGGGAGATTACCAGCAGATTTACTCAACGAGAAGAAGGTTGCAACCAATCAATCTGATATCATTGGTGATTCATCGAATTGGAAATTTGTAGCAGGTAATGATCTGAATGCGCAATTCCAAAATGCACTGGTTGATAATAAACTTGGAGGAAGTTTATCAAACGACACTCGCAATAGCATTTATAATGAAGTAATGCAAACTTATCAGACTCAAATTCAGCAGGCTCAAGCACAAGCATCTGTATCCGATGTATTAACTTCCAATGGAATGCCAAATATGGAAGCACAAAAACCAAGTGGTGGAAATTGGTGGATACAAGGAACAACTGGAAAGACCAGTTATTATGAAGATCCCAACGGTAACAAATATGGCTTTGAGAATGGTTACCTTGGAAGTAACAATACCACAACTGGTTCTCAAACAACATTAGCCAACATTGTTTTACCAGAAGTCAATAAACCTGTACAGGAAACTCCACAGACCGCCAACATCAATCAAAAAATGGATGTTAGTCTAAATGTAAGTGGAACAACAGATAGCCAACTCAAGCAAATGATAACTGACACATTCAAAGAATTGATCGCTGAATTAAAACGCGGAAACAATGTAAGTGGAAATTAAAATCTAAAACCACATTCATTATTTATGAACAATTAATACAGTTAATGAACAACACCAACCTCACTATAATCTAACTTCAATATAATCTAACCTCACTATAATTTTTAATTTTCCCCATACATTTACTATTTATTAATCATATAGTAACTATACATGTGTTTTATATATTGTAAACATTAAAACACCATGATATTATGTTGGTGTTGAAGGAACAATTTTTGAATATTGATATGGATGATGGTGTAAAGAAATTTGTGGTTCAGGATGGAGCAACCCACAACATCAAAATTTATACAATAAACGACACCAAGGCAAATAATAAACAAATTCAATTTGGTGGACAATCTAGTGTTCCAACAACCCAATTATTAGGTCGCCAACCTGATAATGTAAGGATAACTGGGCGCATTGGAGAATATAATAAAATTAATAGTATATTATCTGGAATTGCACCATATCGTATTGCAGGCACTAACAACATTTATAATTTATTTATGGTGGGATCAATACTAACTGTACAATCTGGTAGTGATCTTGTTCCTGAAATGCCTTTAGTTGATAAAGATGGGAATCCTTCGATGTGGATTGTTAATACATTTACTGTGAGAAGAAATATTAGTAAACGAACACTCCTAACATTTGAATTGAACTTACTGCGTTGGTATAAAGATCTACAGACAATTTAAGGTAATTTAAGGTAATTTAAGGTAATTTAAGGTAATTTAAGGTAATTTAACATGGTCATTAAATTCAATGTTTATAAAGAAGTTCTTCCAAATTCCGATGGATCAATTAAAACACCATCACCCGTAGGTCAAACTAGCGAAGTTTATATCGAGGATATTAGTGTATCGACGAGTTTAGAATCTACCATCATAACAGTCGGGAACATTCCTGAAATTATACCGCTAGGGCCGAAAGAACGTGTATGTAGAATCGTTGGTTCATTCAAGAACAACATGATCAATGATATCGGTAATGAAGTTAAAGATGAAACATTTCTAACACCATTACAGTATGATGATAAGAAACAGTTAGGGATGTTCATAAAATCAAATAATAGTTCTGAACTTCCTGAACTTGGTAATGCTTATTGGCGAATTGATGAATGGACTTGGAATCGGGATGCCAAGAAAATAGGCAAATATGAATTTAGTGCATCACTTGGTTATGTTTGGATGAATCCTGCTGAAAGTAAAATTTATGCTGAAAATTGTGCAAATAAGAAATCTCAAAATGTTCAGTTCTTTGCCAACATAGAAGGCACTACATATCCAATTTACAATATAAAATTACATTGTTCAGTATTTAAAACAAATGTAGCAACTTTCCAACTTCGTGATCAAGATTTTGATCAGTATGATAAAGTGTCATTAACATGTTCAAGTGTCCCAAATAAAGTATTTTTTGAAGGATTTATTAAAAGTAAAAGTAACACAACTAGTGGTGAAATTATTTATGAATGTTGGGAAAATGGTTGTGCATTATATGAGGTTAAATGTTGCAATCCAAAGCCCGGATTATTTAAACCTGCTCAAATGGTTAGAACCAATGTCAATGGTAAGCGATTAAAAGTTAAAGAAGTTGCAGACACAATATTAAAAAATAATTATGTAGATCATGATTTAATTGATTTTATGCCAAGTGAAGTAACATTTCGTAGTAATGTTATTGCAAGTTTAAAAACAATTCCAGGCAGAGGAAGTAATGTTTGGTTGCCTACTCAAGTTATCAGCGGTATGAACGTAGGAAATGCACTGGAATCATTTTTAACAAACCAGTGTAATCTATATATATGGTATGAAACAAATAAAATTGAAACTGGATTTATACGTGATAAAATAACATTAAATGATAATAATAAATCAAAATGGTTTATAGAAAATAGTGAGAAGATTTCAGGAAATGATGAAACTATAAAACCAGACTATGTAATAGTATTTGATGTAGATGGAAATGCAAAATGTTATCCTCCGGCTGGATTAACTGGGAAAGCCAAAAGTATTGCATATAAACTTAATACTAGTTTAATTGATATGGGATTGGATGCATATGCCCAAAAAGTTTATGAAGATCTTGTAATTGTAGATAAATCAAAATATAAAGTAAGATTTCCTGCAGGAACTATCGAATTTAAAGAAGCAGATTACTTTGAACAAATTGGAGATCTCACAATTACTCCATCAATGAATCCAAGATATTATAATGATAGTGATCCATTAAGCAATCCCAATGATTCTGTATGGCAAATCAAAGAAGTTACAATAATGGACGATGGGACAGATGTCATTATTGGGCCAAGTTATCGAAGTATTTTTGATATTTACGGTGCAAATTTACAAATTTGTGCAGAGGCTCCAACACCAACTGAAGCAATGAAATGGACGAGTGCCAACATAGTTGCCGGTGAACCAGACAACAGTTAAAGGTTACATATAAATTTAAAGGTTACATATAAATGATAATTAATGTTGGTTATAATTTATATAAATTATATAACTTATATAAGTTGACAAATAGTAGAGGATACCAAATATATGAAAATTGATGTTTTTGCTAATAAGCCATTTGTGCTTCCACCAGAATGCACTGGAGACATAAACATTACTGCAAATATAACAGAATTATCAGATCGTAAAATTTATACTCAACCAAACAACAATAGTGCAATCAGTAGTTATATAGTATATAATAATGTTGAAGTATCTGCAAATGGAACTATTGAAATAGAAGTTGATCCAGTCACACTTGTCACTCCACCATCCGGGATCATCACAGATTACAATTTAGATAATTTATTTATGATACCAGCATTTTATGACATTGCAGAAATAACGATAAATTATACTGTGAATGATACTGAAGATCCAAATGGGCATTTTGATGTAAAATGGGGAGCCAAAGTTGCACTTGCTGATGCAATGCCTACTTGGTATGAGGGTAATTATACTTATGATAGTAATGTCATGTTAAATATTATAAAAGGGATGAGTAGCGAAGTAAGTTATCCAAGTGCTGCAATTTACACTACAATGATAAGCACGTTTACTATGGATACTTGGCCAGGTATGCCCCCGATTGTGTTAGATTGGTTTCATGATACCGATGCAAATGGAAATAGCACATATGATATTAAACGTGGGTTATTAACTCCATTAAAATTTAAATTTACAGCAACTAACAATTTGGCATATAACTGTATATTAAATAATGTTCATATTCAATTTACCTGGTATTATCGAACAGACAATTTAATGATGAATATGCGAAGTGAAGGTGATAAAAAACAACAATATGCAAAAATTTTTACTCTTCCAAAGGGAAGTGAGCAAACAAGAACACCGGGATTGGATTATCCTATATATGGTATTACACAGGGATACCAACTCGATGAAATTATAAAAGTATATGCATTTTATGATACTTATTTAGATAAACAAAATGTCTATTTTCCAACTTGCGTGGAATTGTTACCAATGCCAAATACTAGTGGCCCGGATTTCCCAACATGTATTTGGAAGGCTGCTGCAGTTATGTCAGAAGATGACTTTATTAGAATATCTCAACATGGCACAGACGACAGCAGTGACTATCTAAAAGTAATAACCCCACAAATGATTGCATCGGATGATTATTATCATACAATCGATGTTAAAATTCAAGATGATCTTCCAGACAACGATGAAACTGCTATATTTATAATTACAACCAAGGTAAATGATGACGTTGATGATAAAATAACTACCACAGAACTCACTGATAATATAAGTAAATTACGATTTTATAATGTAGAAAAGTCATTTGATGAAGTTGCTACAGTTGCACGATCTGAAATTAATCCAGTATTTTATGAGAGACTATACAATACATACAAAGATAGCGTGGTTTTACAATCACGATTAGACGAACCTCTCTACTATATTGAATTTCTAGTAAATAATTTTGCAACATCTATTCCAATTTATAACAATGGAACAGTTATGTTCAGCGATCAACTTACTCATTGTATAGATGGGACTCGTTCAAGCGAATTGTTCTTTTTCGACAAAACTAAACCTAATATAATAAATGTGGTAAATCCAACAAATCATAAATATAAGGTAAAATTCCATGTAGATTATCATGTTTACAAGAATGTCTATGTATTTGGTGACAGTGAAATTGCATGGATGCCATAATTAGTAAATTTCAAGGTATTATATTATGAATGATAAAGCAAAATGTCAGGACATTATAGAATTGTATAGAATAAGTGATAATGGCGAATGGAATAAATCACTAGAAACTAATAATCATCCAAGCATACTACAACGAATATTAAAATCACTGGGATTGTATAACTGTGCGGGTGATGCACTAACTAACTACGCAATTAATGATTTAGCCGTTTATACAGCCAGCAAATATATTTATGCAAGTGTCGGTATTGATGGAACCAGTGGTACGAATTATGGATATACGGATCTTAAAAGTCCAGTAATGACAAGATGGTCAGTAACACCAAGCATCGTGAATACGTATAGTAGCGATCCATTGTTACCTGATACCGTTCAGTATGCTATTATGGCAACGTCCACCGGTGATTACACATTACAGGAAGCGGGACTCCATACAACCTTAACAGGAGGTTACATGGGCAGTAGACAAACCTTTGGAAATTGGCCTGTAGTAAATGGTGAAACTTTCGGTATGATTTGGAAGATTATCTATGGTCGTGGTTAATCGTGACAATTGGCAAAGCAGTTACAGCAAGGACTCAATTACTCACCACACAATCAATGAACATTCAACCATCAGGCGCATCTGAAGAATGGGTCATCCACAATATTATTGTACCATTTGGTGGATCCTGTGAATTATATGCTACTGATGGAACCAACAACATCAAAATGATGAATCTATCGATGTCCATTAACGTTGAGTTTCACCCAACCAACGATCATTACTACACAGTGAAAAATGTTGGATCTACCACCATATATGTTGGATATGATGGGCTTATTACCCAGGAGTAAAGATATTCGTGTTTCGATTTGTTGATGGAACAATCCCAGAAACCGAGGCAAACTGGTTATCATATAATCCAATCATACCTTATGGTGAAGTTGCGTTAAGTGTAGATACTGGCAACATCAAGGTTGGCGATGGGATTAGACAGTGGGCCGACATCCCATATACATCAGGCAGCATTGGAAGTCGTTCAACTGATACCCGTGCTCCTGTAGATGATGAAATTCCCTATTATAATGATTCATTATATAAATGGACATATCGTCTACAAGGTAAATTAGATACAGCCAGCAATTGGAATTCCAATAATACTGTGTATCCCAAATATACATTATGCTTGGAACTCAACGACACTACCAATGATCCTACCGGTCGGTTTAAAATTGGTGATGGTACAAATGCATTTAACCTTTTACCGTGGGCAGGTTCAGATGTAGATCTCACTGATTTTCCTGTAGGATATAGTATCGAATTTAATGGCACTTATATGGAACCAGCACACTATATCAAAGTTGGTGAATCAATAAGTGCTGAAACACCAACAGGAGATAGATTTGCATGTGATGATGGACAGTGGAAACAAATCAACGATGTTTATGTTGAAGGTCCATTATCATCATTGAATGGGACTATACCAATTTTTGATGGAACCACAGGACACAAACTAATTGATAGTGAACTATCTCTATCATCATTCCCGACTAGTGGTGGCACACAAAATGAAACATTTAGAATTGGCAATAGTGGACCACAATTATACAATGATAGTGGAAATCTAAAATTACTAACCAATGATTTGTTAAGTTCTGCAGATCTATCAATCCACACTTTATTTAGTGAATATGCAACAGTTCACGATACCCTAGTAATTGGATTTCCAACGGAACCAACAAGCGTATCACTGACAACTGATGGAACCTACTTATATGTTGATAGTGGAAAAGTATTTACTCATTTAACAGATGGAACTGGTAGTGGTCTAGATGCAGATATGTTGGATGGAAAACATGCTAATGAATTTGCAACAACTGGCGACATTACTACTACCATAGACGACGCCCTCACTTATTCCATAATTTTCGGAGGATAACATTTAAGAAATTATCCTAATATTTAAGAATTTATTATTATTATGACATTTAGGAGATTATTATGACAAAAACACCAAATAGTGAAACTGCAATTTTAACTACGTCTGAAACAGATGTATATGTTGCTCCAAGCAAAGCCGTAACATTGCTAATCCAATTAGTGAATACCAGTGGATCGGCAGTAACCTGTGAATTATGGTTAACTGATGCATCCAACACGAAATTAGCATGTCTGTTGCCAAGCCAATCAATCACTGCAGGATCGGGAACATCTGACACTGCAAAACATACAATATTAAACGGGTATAAAATTCGTGGATTAGCAAGCACAGGAAGTGTAGTGTATGTGGAAGTATCTGTATTCGAAGGTATGTGAAATCATCATGGCATTATTTAATCCACCAATTGGTTCTACAACAATTGCTAATGCAACAACTTTAAATGGAAAAACCGAAGGTCAATTAAGTGTTGATAATTCAGCAAAACTTGATGGATCCACTAAAGCAGAAGTTATTGCAGCATCAAATGGAGGAACACCATCATCTGATTTTCAATTAGACAACGACAACAATGGAGTTAAACTCACCAACGATACTGGAAATTTCATTATAAAAAATGATGTTACCGGCAAAAATGCTATTTCTACAGCATATCAATTTATAGCAATCAATTCCGACACACCCACAACGTTGTGTAAAATTGCCGGTGATGTATTTCGATTTGAAGATTCGTCACAAGGAACTGCATATGAACTGAAACTAGGTGATGGATATCTAAATGTTCGTAACGGTGGTGATGGTAGCAACATCCCGATACGATCAAGCGGAATCCATTTTGATGAAACTGCAGTTGGAATCAAAGCATCTGGATCAAACCTAGTAATGTATGATGCAAATGGTGTAAATCCAAATCATGTATTATATCACGATGGTAACTTGCCAGCAACAACTGGCATTACATCATCTCTTGGAAATGCATCAATCTCTCTTGTAAATATTAGTAATTACGAAAATGAATTTGATATAAGCGTATATAATGATGCTGGATCACCTCCTTACACCAATAAATTCTATGTAGATATTGGACAAGATTATGCAAATGTGGATCTATATGGTGGTTCTACAACACTCACATTGTATGCAAATTCTTCTAATGCGGGTATTAGTGTAGATGGTTATGATGTGTGGCATCAAGGAAACCTATCAAACACCGAGAATATATCATTTGTGATAGATGGTAATGGATCACCAATTACCACAGGTTCAAAAGGCATTGTACAAATTCCATTCAATGGCGAAATAACTGGATGGACAATCTTATCCGATGTTTCAGGTAGCATTGTAGTGGACGTTAAGAAAGCCGCATATGCCAATTACCCAACAACAACCAGTATAACATCAACTGATAAACCCACAATAACATCGGCATTCAAAGGCACCAATCAAACATTAACTGTATGGACGACAACTGTAACATCTGGTGACATTTTCGAATTTGTAGTTGATTCAGCATCAACAGTAACTCGTGCATTAGTCACAATTTTCATTACCAGAGGTACATAACCCATACTTATTTATATATATAAGTAATTATATAAAATTTTTACATTAATCACACAATTTATATCCTTGTACATTACTTAATATACCTTTATAAACAAATTATAATTATGATTGTGGGAAATGAACAACGAGTTTATGGCACTCTGGTATCTGATTGTTATATATGGCTTCATAGATTTGCGTTAGTTAACGATAAAACTCACTCACCATCTGATCCTGGTGCTCCTGTTTATTATGGTGATAATTCTACTTATGCAAAAATAACAAATTGTGGGTATTTATATAATGGATATTTTACAATTAGATTCGTTCTTGAACCTCAAAGTGACGAAGCAGAAGCAATTTTTGAAGTTAGGAAATGCCGAACTGGTAGAAATTACATATTCATAGAAACTTACGGAGAAAAAATACCATCTTATTTTGTTTCAATATGGTTTAATAAAGGAACAGAAGCAGTTCCAGATTGGGTTAAATTAAATGATAATTTTACTACAAACACACTTGAATATAAAGAGGATATATTTTCATTCAGAGAAACAAAGTCACAATCACAGACATATGAAATTGGTTGCTGTAAACCATGCAGCACAAAATGCGTATGTTTAAATTGTAGTATTCAATCAAGAATAGCATTTAGAACATCAGCAGTTGGTCAGTTAAATCCTCTACCAACAACACCAGATGATCCTAGATTGTTTGGATATCCAACCCATTATAAATTTTTAGGTTACGGTATAACAAACCACGGGACAGAAACATATATTTGGGAAGATGGTGGGGGCAGTGTATATGATTTATATTTTGAATACAAATTTGACTGCGATAATATCGAAATCTGGGCTGGAGATTACAATTCACACTTATATTGGGATTATACCTTCTATTTAGATGATAACGATGTCTGGCATTTATTAACTTATAGTGGTAATGGGATTTTAGCAACAGTATTCCACGGAACATTCCCATTTGATTATTTAGCACATTGCACCACAAATGAAATATCGTTTACCGGATGCACCACATTTCCAATACTATTTCCATTACCTGTAAATGCAAGTTTATGGAATTATACCTTACCAGATTTAACTGCAACTTTAACAGCCAAAATAACATCAACCCCAACAAACAAATGTTTAAATGGAGATACATATGATGACTATACTTGGGATCTAAATTACAATTCAAGTCCGGCCATATTAAAAACCGGAAAAATTGTATCACATACATTTGATCCCCCGACCATTACAATGGGCCCTACATTAACCGGTTTAACAAAATCATACAATGTATTAGTTTGCTCTGGAGAAATTTACACAGATAAAATTCCAAAAACAATTGAAAAAATAACAAATGGTTGTATCAATATCAACGTAACAAGTCCCACAAAATCTTGGTATTCCATGTATGGAGGACAAGGAACAGTAATAAATGATATGATTTGTGTATCTATTGGAGAATTTACTCATGGTAATGGTGGAGTTATATCATTATCAATCTCAACTACACCAGATGACAATGCTATTCATATTGTATCTTATGGTATTGATTATTGGATTAAAGTTGGGTTTCTTGAATGTGGTGGAACTGCCGGAGGAGTATTATATTCAACTGGTTCTGGATTGATTTCATCATATTGTTTAAGTGGTAGATGTTATAATAATTTAATTAATTCTAGTATTACTTCAATAACTAATAGTTTTGAATTTAACATAGATAATTCTATTAGTTCTGGATGTATTTTTAATGATAGATTTATTGGAGGGACTGGCACATGGAACGGAACATATGAAGGGGATTCCACGGGTGTCTTATTTGATCAAATTTATGATATAAATGGAGTTTATGACTCTATTTTAAGCAATATACCACACACCAAAACAATTGCTGATGTTTCTGGAGCATACGCAATGATCCCATTTAATAATAAACTATATGTATTCGCAATAACTTCCCAAAAATTTACAATGTTATCAAACTTAAATGATTTTGGTTCAACCGCAGTTAGTTTTAGCGCTCCTTCTGGATTCCAAGTAAGAACGTGTTGTGAACATAATGGAAAATTATATGGAACTTGCAGAGATAGTCACCAACTAGTTGTATTTGATGGAAATCAAACATTTATTGATACTGGTATTGTGATGTCATATGGACATGTAAGTTTAATATCATACAACAATTATTTAATAGGAATTTCAAATTCAGCAGATAATCAATTCATTCCAGCCATAGATATTATACCAAATTCAATGCTATAAAATTTACACCATTCACATAATTTATAATATTCACAGAATTTACACTGTTCACTCCTTTTTTATAAAGTAAACATCACACAATAACCTTAATCATGGTATATGAATTATGGAATTATAAACAAACACATATATTAAATTCTGCGACACAACTAACTAATTACCAAGTTAAATTAACAATATATAAGGGAACTGGAACTTCATCTGATTCCACAATGTATTGTAATGGTCACTGCAATGATAACTTTAGTGATCTGCGATTCGCATTATTAGGATTACCACAACCATATTGGATTGAAAGTTACGTTTCTGGGGTATCTGCAATAGTATGGGTAAAAATAGGAACCATTTTAAACACCACACTTGAAATATACTATGGAAATGCAATAGCCACCTCTGAATCAAATGCAACAAACACATTCATCTTATTTGATGATTTCAGCGGTGATCTATCAAAGTGGACCATCAATTCTGGTTCATGGTCAATTGTATCTGGTAAGTTACAAACAACTTCTACTGGATCTGGATCAATAACTTCTGGGATCTCTTTATCTAGAAATGAATATATAACAACCACAATCAATGTATCACAAGACAATCAATATGGTACTGCAATAAACATACCGAACCCAGTTAAATTATTCTATGCTTATAACCAACTATCATATTATGCTGGTAGTGAAATCAAAGCATATCCTCCACTAACGGCAAACACTGATTATAAAATTGAGATTTGGAGAAATTCATCATCGATAATCATCAAAATCAACAACACCCAATACATTTCAACAAGTGATATTGGCTCAACTGGAGTATTTTCGCTAGATCATGACATGTATAGTGGTATAACCATTAAATTTTCAAATATATTAATTAGAAATTATAGCACGGATCCAACACATTCCACATGGACCAATGAGGAATCCATATCACATTCTGAATTAGACTTATACATATCAACAACTACAGGGATTGTCCCATTACTAGTTACATCAACAATATCATCTACCATATCATTAAACAACATTATAATTAATCACGGTGATGGACACACAGAATCAATACCATCACTACCAACAACAATAAATCATACATACGATACTTATGGTACATATAATTTATTTGTAAGTGCAAATTCTACATCAGACAATACATTATATACAAAACAAGCAACAATAACAGTAAATACCCCTTCAATTACACCTTCATTCACATATACTCAAATAAATAATAAAATTTCACTCACAGATACATCAAACGGATCTCCCAATGAATGGTTTTGGCAATTTGGAGATGAAAACACAAGTATTGATCAACACCCAACTCACATATACAATTTGCCCGGAACCTATGAAATCTCACTATATAGTTCAAACCAACAACATTACAATGAATTCCCATCAACAAAAACAATCACCGTTGATACCCCAATCCCAGACACAAACTTCACCTATACTATACTTGATGATCTTTCCATACCAAGCAATATTCAATTCAAAAATACAACAACCTATGATACATCTCTAGGAGAATATCCAACTAGCATTGTTTGGAACATAGATTCCACCACATTAACTGACATAAACGAACCTCTTTATATATTCAACACCACAGGCAATCACAACATTTCATTAAATATATGGAATAATTATCACCAATTCTCATCACATTCAATTACAATTACAACAGGAACTCCACCACATGCTAATTTCAAGCCAGCATATATGAATATCATTGGACCTTCATTGCCGTGCACCATAACGTTCACCAATCTCACAATCCCCGATGATATAATCACCGAATATTCGTGGAATTACGGCGATGAAACTCCTGCTACATCAAGTAATATCCACGCATTTGCAACCCATGGAAATTATACAGTATCACTCACAGCAACCAATGCATTTGGGACAAACACCAAAACTTATACCAATGCCATAAACATCCACTACCGCATATTGAATCTCGTGGATGATGTAACTTGTAGTGAAAATACTGAAACCCAAATTCCAATCAAATCATTTATAGATGGAATCACCATACAGGACATTCGTTGTAAAGTTGGACAATTCATCAATGATTCATGTAATTGTGTGCAACGCCAAGTTCCATTAGAACCAGGTATAGATGAGCGAGGTATCCAAAATATATATAACAATTTCAATGAACTTGGCCACTACATCATCAACCTCATAACCGAATTCGGTAGCAAACTCATCAAAATGGCTAAATACGATGATAAAACAGGCTTTGTAATATTCAGAACTATAGAACTAGAAGACAACGTATACGCAGAGGAAGATCTAGAAACCAACCAATAACTTTTTATAACATTGTCAACATATATGTATGTGCCCCAAGTAATAAGATAACAAGGGAGAAGATTCTCCTTTTGTTGTTTTGTTATGAGTGAAATTCTATTGTTACCTGGCTGAATCCACCATTGACGCTATACGCCACGGTTTCAAATTAAGCGAAGGATAGTCAAAACAGCCACCATAACAAAACAACAAAAGAAGGACTTCTCCCTCTTATTGTCATTTAGTTAACGTGGGGTACATACAGGTGGATCGTCACACTATATAAACTTTGTGTTGGTTACTAAAAATAGAGGGGTAAATTCTAGTGGGTAAATTAAATTTTTCACACCGATCTGATCGCACCTTGCTTTTTGATGTAACCATTGAGCATCTGGGTGCTGTCTCGTGCGGTTAGTGCAACATAGTAGGTTTTTCCACTTGATTTGGGTTTGAATGTTATAGATTGTCCATTGAGAACTTTAACTTCGGATCCACTCTGTATTGTGTATTGCCACCATGTGTTATCACCAAGGGTTGTTCCACTTGTTTGAAATCCAGTAATGGTGGTAGGTTGTCCAGCGCGAACTTGGCTATTACTAATCATGAAGTCAACACCGACTGGGGTATATACTGGAGCAGGTGTTGGATTTGGATCATAGCAATCAACACATGGTTTGTAAAGTTGATCACTTACTACATTGTCAATAATGGTGGTCATGAGATCGTTATCAGCATAGCATACACCTGTGGAGATTACCAAGAGAAGTAGTATCGTTACCAATCTGTTTTGCATACTAGATGATAGTTTTATGAACTTATAAATATTTTGTTATGAGTTTGATTATATAAAGTAAATTATATAAGTGGTGTTAAGGTGAAATCTCATGGCATTCGTAGGAGTCACAGAATTACGCAATCTCCCTCAACTCATCTATGACGAAGAGTTGCCAGTATCAGTAACTGCTGATACCGAGATCGTAGAATTGTCAGGAAGTGTTGATAATAGTCTTATTACGACCCTTACAATTCAATGTACGATGGAAGATGCAGGTAAATATTATTTACTTGATGAAAATGGTTATAAACATTATTTAACTGATCCAAATAAAGATTATCCAGCCAAACTTCAGTTGCTTTCGACCTATTTCTTGAAAAAGAACAAGGTTGTTAGTTTATGCTTTAGTGTTAATTCTACAATGACAGATCTCATAATTGGGACTGGGGCTGGCGTGTATTAATTTTTGGAGGTTAAATCATGGTGTTTAGACCTTCAATTGATAGTGGTGGTTCAATCGTTGTATCGGACGATCACATTTTTGTTGATACTACTGCTCGCGATGCTTACTTTGTAGCACATCCAAGTGAATTAGTTGATAACTTACCAGTTTACATCACGGGAACAGAGTCGCTGCAGATGTATAAGTTGGCAACTACATCGTGGCTTGATATTACACCAACTATTCAAGGGCCTATTGGACCTACAGGAACTAATGGGACATTTCCAGTAATCCACGATCTCACTGAAAAGACAACACTCGTTGATGATGATCTTTTTATTATTGAGGATAGTGAGGATAGTTTTGCAACTAAAAAGGTAAAAAGATCTACTGTTGGTAGTGGTGGATCCGGTGAAGTAAACACTGCTTCAAATCTTGGAACTGGAGATGATGGTGAAGGATTATTCAGTTCTAAAGTTGGCGTAGATCTTCAATTTAAGCGAATTAAGGCTGGTACAAATGTCACACTTTCTTCTGAAACAAATGATGTTGTAATTAATGCTGCTGCACCAGGAGAATCTAATACTGCAAGTAATGTAGGAGATGGAGCAGGAACAATCTTTAAACAGAAATCTGGAGTAGACTTACAGTTTAAAACAGTTAAGGCTGGTACAAATGTCACTGTTACAAATAATGGTGACGATATAACGATCGGTTCAACTGCTTCTGGGACTGGTGATGTTATTGGCCCCGCGACAAATACCGATAATAAAATACCGCAGTGGGACGGAGCAAACTCAAATACTCTGAAAGATGGTCTTGCGATTGGAACGACCACTGGAACTATTGCCGCGGGCGATGACTCACGGTTTACTGATGCAAGGACACCAACAAGCCATTCGCATGGTAATATAACCAATGCTGGAGTAATTGGTGAGACCGCCACATTACCAATTATTACCGGAACTGGTGGCATCCTTCAGGCTGGTTCGGTTGGGACAGATGCAGGGACATTTTGCCAAGGAAACGATGCTCGATTATCTGACGCTAGAACTCCAGTTGACCATGCAACAGACCATGTAACCGGTGGGGGGGATGTCATTGCTAATGCCGTCGCTGCTGGTGCATCCGGGTTGATGTCAGGATCCGACAAAACCAAACTCGATGGTATCGCATCAGGAGCAGAAGTCAATGTAAACGCTGACTGGAATTCTGCAACTGGCGATTCTCAAATCCTTAACAAACCGACATTGGGAACCGCTGCTGCATTGGATGTTGGCACCGATGCCGGTGACGTGGTTCAAGTTCAGACCGGCGGGAAACTACCGGCCCTTGATGGAAGTGATCTCACTAATTTGCCAAGTGGAACTACGTTGCCCGTTGCCGACACGACCGCCTTGGTAAAAGATCCTGCCGACGCAACAAAACTAGTCCGGATAGACGCTGGTAGTGTCACAACCGGGACAACCCGTGTCATTACAATGCCCGACCAGGATGTAGATTTAACTCCGTATTCTCTTCCCACTGCATCCGGGAGCACTCTGGGCGGTATAAAAGTCGGGTCGCGACTATCTATTGCTGGTGGAGTTCTTTCTGCAGATGAGCAGAGTTCGTCTGACCACTGGATTTCAGAATCTGGATCATTTACTGCAACGCCTGCCAGCACATCTACGTTGACGATGACTAGTGATCGTACCGCCATTTTGTTTCCGGGATACGGACTTGAGTATACAATCGGTGGGACGAAATATTACGGAGTGATTGACGCGATTACTTCAAATCTAATGACAATTGCCGGCGCATCACTATCTGGGGATGTTACTGCTCTGCGTTACACAAAAACAGGCGTGGTTCAGATGCCAATTCTCATCCCTGGATATTACGAAGATTCAACCGATGCAGACTTGATCATATCTGATTTGGGCCACACTGTGGCTTGGCGACAAGGGCCAGCGAAATTGGTCCGTGCATTGTTTAGTAGCCGGGTTGTAGATGGATCGAGCAACGGATATGTAAACGTCAGAATGGGGGCAGCGCTGGCAAACGGCACTGCGCAAGCAGGAGCAGCAACCACCATTACATTGCAGTCTGATTCGTCGGCTGTCGATGACTATTATAACAACATGTGGATCCGGATTGCATCTGGAACGGGTGCAGGTCAAAGCCGGAAAATCGCTGATTATGTCGGAACGACAAAAGTTGCAACCGTTGCAGCATGGGTGACAAACCCGGATGCCACCAGTGTCTATGGGATCGCAATTCCTGTGATTTCTGCAAACAATTATTCCGGGTTATTAATTGACAATACATCCACAAAAGGCACGTCTGTTGATTTAGATATTGCAAAATATGGTGTAGTGTATGGAGATCCAATTCGGTTGATGTCGCTTGAAGGCACTGCAAAAGACGCTCAAGATCTCTCTGCAATGTTACTATTTGTGATGGTGTAATGATGATTGCGGGAATAATAGGGGTTGGTGCCGGAATCCGCAGACCCGACCCCCGCTGTAAATGCCATGTGCGATTTACCGGGGAATTAATCAAAGATCTGGTAGGAAACTCGATTTCATCTTCCGGGGTCAGTTTGGTCAAAACCCCTGCTCTTTTCGTAGGAGGGTCTCTATATTCTACCGGTGGAAGTAGCAAATATGCAATTGTTGCAGATTCATCAGCATTTGACCTAACAACGGTTAATTTCACTGCCGAGATAACATATCAGCGATATGCGTCGACATCTGAAGGTTACGTGTTTAACCGGACAGATAACCCCGTTTCAACAAACTACGATGTATTCGGATTCAGAATAAATGGTGCAGCAACAGGTAAGATTTATTTTTATACAACTGCTGCACGCCATATTGACATTGCGATTCCACAGGACACGCTAAAACACCATCTATGCATTACGCGGTCAGGTTCGACTCTAACTGCTTACGTAGATGGCGTATCAAAAGGCACGTCAAATGTGGCATCAGAATCGGCGGCAAATTCGTCTGACGGGATCGTATTTTTGAGCGAACATGTAAACAATGCGTATGCAAATGGTCTCGCAGGGTATGTTTCCGAATTCAGATTGACCGTAGGGATTGCACTGCCACAATCGCAGTGGATGCTCACTAGGAGAAAATAATGTTCGAAAAACACATTTATACAGTTTCTTCCGGGGATTACCGGGAGAGAAATGACGGAACGAATTACTATGTTATCTGGGAGGTTGCAAACGATAGAACAATTGATCCAGACAACTACAGACCGTATTTGGATTATACTGGAGCAGTCACAGTAGTCAATGTTACACCTCCAGTAGTGGAACCAGATTTAAATCCAACATACGAAGAACGAATATCAGCAATTGAACAAGCATTTATAGAAGATTTATTATCGAGGTTGTAAAATGACTATTTCAAATTATTCTGAATTATCAGCAACAGCAAAAGTCGTGTATATGCAATTTAAAAATACCAAAGTAAATGCAGATGATGTAGACAAACTACTGATTGCAGAAAAGATTACTGAACAAGAAGCAATTTTTATAAAGAGTGTTTAAAATGAATGATAAGAAAGAAATTGAACGATTAAGAAAGAGATTAGATGCAATCGAACAATATATTGTAGAAGAAGAATTAGAGGAGATTGATAATGGCAATTAATTCTTATGATGATCTTTCTGCATTAGCAAAAGTAATATACTCCAGATATTGTGCAGGAACCATTACTGCTGCACAGGTTCAATCATTTGCCACAGCAGGTAAAATTACCCAGGAAGAATGCGATTGGATACTAGCAAATTGTCCTAACTAACGATAGTTTTATATAACGTTAAGAACAACTTGTATGTGCCCAACGACGAAACAATATAGAAGGTCTAGAACTTGTTTCCAGATCTTCTTTGTTGTTTTGTTATGGTGTTGCTTATATGAATTGTTCTATTCTTTCAAATCTTCAAAGAAGAGTTGTTCTTTCCATTTGAGTGTTTTATATAAACATCTATAGCAATCCATATCGCTTGAAAAATGTTCTTCTCTCATATCAATGGCAAATTCAAGATCGTTTAAAACATTTCTAATATCAATTCTATCTAACAAGTGTATCTTTTCATAATCAATTCCAAGTTTTACTTGAACCATGCAACTATTAAAATGAATATCATTTCTCATAGATTGAATAATTTCATCAATAGTTAATCTATATCCCATACAATAATATGTGGTGTGAAATTATAAAATATTATTGATTGACAGTGTTATTAAATCCTCACGCGCTTTCTAAATAGTTTGTTGGGCACATTGAAGACCATTTGATCCCAGGAATAATCGGCACCATCAATCTTCATCAAAATGTAGCCACAATCAGGCAATTCTGAACTGCTTCGTCGCATGAAAGCATCAAGTGATTTCCAACACGGAATACTAATTGTTATGTTGTGAATGTTACCACTGTAATTGAAACGGTGAGTGTGACCACGCAAAATGATGTCGGCCTTATCCTCATTTAAGCGCATAATCATTGCGTCTTTTTGTTGACTGTTGTAACGACCATCAGGATTTTTACTGTATGATGCGTGGTGTCTAACGTGGATAACTATGTCATCTACATCAACGTTGCCATCTTCTTCAAGATATTCGGCACCCATCATTTCACACAACATCTGATCAGCATTTGGATTGCAACCAACATGATATGGACTGCCACAAGTAAACACAAATTTATCGGCATCGATCATAGACAGTAGTGCTTTGGCCATCTTAACCTGGATCATTACATCGGGTATGGTTTGTTTGGCGCCTTCTTTCTTGTTGATGCCTTCAATCATATCACCATCACAAATCACACAATCAACATGACCAATGGCCTTACACATTGCAACCCAATGATCCCAGAGGAACTGCTGAACATCATTTAGGACAAATCCCATGTTCGGCATACAAAGTCCATACATACTACCAACATGAGTATCTGAAATCCCAAGAACAACTTTAACCATCAGATGATCTCCGCGTTGAAGTTTGATATGGAACCAACATTACATTGGGTTATAGACACTGTATGTGATTGATTATGCGACATATTTTTACATCACTCCATTGTTGATGATGTCATCCTTGAGTTCACAGAAATCTGGAAATTCTTGACCAACCAAATATCGATTTCCACTGATGAATTTAGGTGGATCAAAATAGTTACAGGTGATCTTACTGTTGGCTAGGTTTTGTTCATAGTAGGGACAGTCACTTCCACAAACATTAACATCATGGATGTAAGCAACACGTTTCATTACTAATAAGTGTAACCTAATTGTATTTATATATAATGGATAAAATGCAAACAATATTATAAAATTAGTGGAAATGTTTATAAGGTTATTACATTGTTGCATCATCGTAGATATAAATCCACTGCACACCATAATCGGGAAATGACCATATTTTATCATCCTGATCCACCACACTGAATTTAGCACGATACATTCCAGTGGTTGCAGTTTCATCGGTATCCCATGGGTATTCTACTAAACCTTGAGTTGCAGTAACAACAGTGCACGATGCTTGATCGATATCCCAGGTGAGGTTCCCATCCCGGATCATCGAGAAACTTACAAGACATCCTGATATATCAACTGGTATAACACCACCCTTCTCAACTACATATTTTTCAATGGTATATTCAAGAGGTTGAGTATCGCCCTTCTTGACCATAATCGTTGGAATCATAACCACAAATCAGTTATTTACCACATAAGAGTATATCGGCGTTAGATGATAGGCGTGAACAATAGAAGTGCCAACGAACAGCCTCGCCATAACAAAACAACAAAGAAGGAAACAACAAGCGTAACCTTCTATCATTGTGTTGCTATTTAATGGGGGGTACATACAGGTGGATCTTAACATTATATAAATGTTGTGATATATTACCAAACAAAATAAAGGCTTGCGCGAAGCGCTACCTCTTCATTGTGAATTTTTCAATCCATCGATAGGCTTTTTGTTCACGATATGACATAGCATGGAATTTTTTGGTGTTTTCGAGGTATTTATGGGGATCGAAACTGGGATCAAATTCAAGTATTGAATTGATATATGGTTCGGCAAGTTCCATGAATTTGTCTTCATTAGAGATGCAGCGTTCAGCGATGATGGCCAATCGTTTCATTACTGTTTCGATGTGTTGTTGTTGTAACCATTCATCATGGGATTCATCGCTATTAATGGAGTATAGAATTTCACGCAAGGTATATTGGCGATGCAGTTTCATTAACACTTGTTGTTCTTCCTCGGTTAACTGGAATTCTTTTAAACGCGCGTTAAATAACTTATATTGGTATTCATCCCAGTCATGCTTGTTAATCTGTTTAGCATAATAACGAAGGTAAGTTGCGATCAAATCCTTAACGTTGATGCCATATTTTTCAAATTCCTGAATGGTTTTTCGACTGACGGGAATTTGCATATTAGTGGGTTGGTGCGGATATTATTTAAATGTTATTATAAAATAGGGTGGTGAAAAGAATTAATGTGTATCATTCATAAAGGATGATTTGATTGTGTTGGCTAGTAAGCATACCAAACTTTTTCATCTCTTCGGTTTTTTCGTGAATCTGGGCCACAGACATTTGGACTGTGCTGCCAAGATCGTTGAGATCATTGCGACTGATGCTGTAGTAGCCCTTGTCTTCCTCGTGGTTGCCGTAACATTTGATGAGGTTGGCCAGTTGGATGAGATCCGGGCCCTTGATGATGTCTTCACGCCAGTGATATTGACGCATAAGTGTGTCGTGGAGTTCTCGATCTTCAATGTGGAGCACCATGTGTTTTTCAGCACCGTGTTTTGCAAGATGATAACCAAGTATCATACGTTCATAACCAGTCATATCAAAACCTTGAATATCAAGTTCTTCAAAGAGATCCTTAACGCTTTCATCGTAGTCGATGCGTTCGATTTCAGCGAATGAGTTGGTCCATTCATTGATGTCTTCCTGCATTTGGATATGCTTATCAACATTTGGTTGCTTGTTACGACTATTCCAGATAGCATCACGAAGTTTTTTACGTTGTAATTTATCTGGTAGGTTTAGACTGAAACACATGCGACGACCCATACCACGAGCAAGATCGTAGCGTGCGGGCTGAACTCCACCCCAAAGAGTGAAGTGAGTTTTGTAAGAGATTTCACCTGCTGCTTGAGATTTACTTACGTTACCATGATCGAGTGCTGCAAGTAGTTGTGTTTCAAACTGGTTATTAAATGTTTGTTTGAATGCTTCAGTCATACCTGAAAATTCATCGATAATCAAAATTGATTTGTCATGTTTCTCAAATTCTCCTTCGCGTTTAATGACCTTACCGTTTTGAACAGAGACATTTCCAATGAGGGCTGATTCATTTGTATTTTGTTTGACTTCGAGTTGTATATTGGTATTTTTAAAAATTCCATAGTCGCCAATGCCAAACTGTTCAAGGTAATAAGACTTCATGCCGCCAGGAGGAGCAACAAATACAACATGCAGGCGCAAATTTGGAATGTTTTCACCCATCCAGTAGATGCGTTTGCCTTGGTTCATCACATTAAATGCATGAACCGCATATGAACAAATGTAGGGTGGGGCATACTCTTCAAGTGAAAGTGCACCACGATTCCTCAAATTGTCCATAATAGTGTCATAAATATTCGAAGTCAAACTATCACAGTGCAATATTTATAATTGGCGATATATAAAATTAGTGACGATGAGTTTATAAGCGCTATAATTTTGTGACTTTTAGAAAGGAGATTTTTAGAAAAGTTGGACGATAGCGCCATTAACTGTGCTATAATATACATGACGAATTCCAACTTCCAAGATTAGAGTCATGCAATTAATACACGGTTTACTATTGCAAAGTTTATTGGGTTTTGATCGAACAACCAATAGATTTGCACCTTTTAGATCGTTGTGATCACATTTTAGTATGGCGTCGCTTTCGGCGTGTAAATACATCTTTTTATTGTTGTAACCAAATTTACTCATACTGGCAACTCGGTGTGGAATGTTATGTCCAATTGATAATATATTTTTGTTATCATATATTACTGCGCCATGTTTAAAGTGGTGCAATTTACTATCATTGGCCGCTTGAATCGCTTTATAAATATAAAATGGAGTTGGATACATTATAAGTTGTTGGTTTATTATAGGTTATTCATAACGCCAAGTAGTGATGTTCCCAGATAAATTATGAACATTACCATTATTAAAAATCCAAGTAGTCTAATGTCTTTTGTAGAATTAGCAACAAGGAATGCTCCTCCAACTGATAGTATGGTTGCATACACTGTTGGATCTTTTAATTTTTCTAGAAACATAATATTATTATATGTGGTTGGTTATATAATAGTGTTGTGTTTCAAAGATATCTTAAATTCTATTCAACTACAAGGCATACTATTACCGCATTGAATCTTGATATGATATTACAATTTGATATACAGTATAAGGCTGAAACTAATCCACCAAAGTATAGGTTGATTGCAGTTGATATTCCAGATTGCGAGGATATTTGGATCATTCATGATGAAACTGAAAACGTGGAACATTTAAAAAATGAACTAGATAATATTATGAATTTTACTGGGCCTGGTTTTTATGAGGTTAAAAATTGTAATATGGGGGTGGAACACATCTAAATTTTTTACGCTGATACTTTTTCATTTAGTTTACTTTTTGTCGTCCCAATGACAATCAAAGCAATGACCAGATACTATTCCAACCCATTTACACTTTCTACACTCATCATAAGTTGATACATCACATTTTAAACGATCACAATAAACATATGGTCCAATTGACTTCAATTGCATAATAAAGATAGGGCATGGTAGATGATAAATATTGTTACTTCATCCAATCAGAACTTTTACCGATGATAAGTTCTTTGATGCGACGTTCCTTGACTTTACCGATGCCGGGTATGACTGATAGATCGGCTTTGGTGGCTATATATGTTAGATCTGTGCCATATGTGGATTTTATGGCACGCCATTGAACTAGTGTTATGTTAAGGAATCGTGAGATAAGGGCATCAAGGTTTCTTGATTGAACGAGATCCATACCACCCTCACAACATTTGATGCCGACTTTTATGGCTCGTTTAATGCCTGACATGTTGTCATCGTCCACTAGCACGCGAATGTTATAACGGGTCATAACACTGGCTATGAATGAATCGAATATATCGGGATCGATTTCAAGGCCATGGCGCTTTTTACGCATCGCAATGTATTTGTGGATATCACCAGTTACGAGTAATATCACCACGCTTTCGCCTTGATGAGTTAACAGCCTCACGCATTGTTCAGGGAATCGAGCAGGATGACCTTTTGTGCCCATAATGGAACCATACAAATCGCTAACGCTTTTGCGTTCTATAAGGCAACTAATTTGATTATCGTTTTCACATTTAACAAGTATATCGCCTTCTTTTAAAGCCTGCTCGGTAAAATGTAAGTTGGGATATTTAGTTTTGGGAAATTGTTTGATGATTTGTGCTCTATCAGCAGCCTTTTCACGGGTGTCGATGATGACTTGCACTAGTTCACACTTCCGTGTTGGTGATGAAGCGCTTGAAAATACAGATACGTTCGGCGCTATCCATCCAGTCATTGTACACACCCTCCTTTTTTAAATAATCAATCAAACCAACGATGGCAATTGGGACTTCATCGTTGTCACGTTCCCAAATAATGTCTTCACCAATATCACATTTGATGTAATTGTTCACGCACATCGAGAAGCAAATTTGAGTTGTATAATCTTTTGGATCACCTTTAAGAACATGACAGATAAAAACAGGAAACTGGTTTTCTATATTTAAGGGTTGTTCATCATTCATTATATAAAGGTGATGATTGATAATATTTATAACTTTTGATAAAACATATTATATAATAATAGGAACAAATGTGTTGGTATGGATCTAGTAGATTGGCAGATTCGTTCATATGTTGAATGCGGAATGATTAGCATAGTTCCGTTTAATTTAGAATTAATTAATCCAAATAGTTATGATGTGACACTTGGAAGTAAATTTATTGTATATAGTAATCCTGATAATCTGGTAATTGATCCATATGATAAGTCAACATTAGATGCATTACAAAAGAGAGTTGTCAATGCATCTGAACTTGTTGTTTATCCAGATGAGTTCATTTTGGCAAGAACCACCGAAGTGTTCAAATTGCCAAGAAATGTTAAAGCCCAATTAGATGGTAAATCATCAAATGCTCGTCTAGGCATTGAGATACATCAGAATGGAGGATACATAGACGCTGGATTTTTTGGGAGCATCACGCTTGAGATTATTGTTAAATTCCCAACTAAATTACATTATAAAATGCCAATAGGTCAACTATGTTTTACTGAAACTCGTGACTGTGAAATTCCATATAACATGAAGGAAACATCAAAATATAATGGTCAGTTGGATCCAACTGAATCAATGTATTATAAAAATAAGAAGATTGATTATTAAAATTTATTCATCACTTTTATTTATAGTTGTTTTCTTTTTAGGTTTGGTTGGATTTCTCATTGTTTTACGTTTAACAATTTTAACTTCAGTATCTTGTTCGGTTGCTGCATCAATCCACGAATAGAGTTCGATACGATCGATGCATTCATCGTTGAATTCAGTTTTGGATTTGTTTAGATTATCGGTATAGAAGTTTTTCAAACCTGGAACATATGCTGGATGATACTGGATGTGCCAATAGGTGTCTGCTGCTGTATTAGTTCCCATCATGCGATTGTAATAACAGAGTTTACGATGCCACCATGGATTGACCGCGATCAGATACATGAACCATTTCATTAGGTTGTTGAATGCCTTGTAATTGGGATCATTGGGATCGTGTTCTTCCCAAGCATTAACTTCACCGATCATTGCATTGATAATGAACAGATCAGTGGCTTTGAAATACTTTGCATATTTTTCCTGATTCCAACTACACTCCGCAAGTTCATGTAGAATTTCATCACCAATCTGTATATGTGCCAAAAAATTCACGATTGGATCTACTGGGGGTTGAACATTGTCTTGATTCTCTGGAGGCAATCCATTGGGTGCATGTGGATCGTTATTGTCAGTTACTTCATTACTAGGGGTGTAAGTATTACTAGGTTTATTCACGTCGATATTATCATTGTTCATTTTAGAAGCCTCCGCCGAAGAGCATGTTAGCAAGTTTACCACGTTTCTTTGGGAACCAGTTACATGCTTCAAATATCGGATCTTCGGTCCAATGATGAGTATTTTGTAAGATGAACGTAAATACAAAGTTCATAGACCGTCGATAAAATAGATCACTGTTATATTTATTTATCATGTATGAGAATATCCATCGTAGCCAAGGTTTAGTTCGTGCACGCTTATCCAAAAGTT